AAATAGATGAACTGGAGGACAGAATCGATGAACTGGATAAAAGGTAGACTTAAAGAGCGAACGTCATATGACGGTATGGTTCTTATCGCTGGCGGAGTAGCAATGATACTCATGCCGATTTCACTTGTAGCCTATGCAATGATTGCTTGGGGTGCATTTACAATTTGGAAAAAACAATAGATGTCTGAAGAAGAAGTAAAAGCTTATCACCCAGCCGATAGTAACGGTGACGGAAAAGTAAGTGCCGAAGAAGAGGCAATGTACCTAGAGTTTAAACGTAAAGAACTCGAAGATGCAGATGCAATGAGAGATGCACAACGTAACATGACTTGGTTCGCCTTGGCTGGTTTGTTGCTCTATCCGTTTGCTGTTGTCTTGGCAATGTGGATTGGTCTAGACCAAGCAGGTAAGATCCTAGGCGATATGGCAGCGACATACTTTGTGTCGGTTGCAGCAATCGTAGCCGCATTCTTTGGTGGGCAGGCATACGCAAAGAAAAAGTAAAGTGAGGTAATATGATTGACACATTATTAGAAGTTCTGATTGACATGAAGTCTAATGAAATAACAAAATATTGCGTTAAACAACAAGAGGTAGTCGCAGGAGAGCAACTTGATTGGAACTCTCTTGCGGCTTGCCAAGCAGAACTATTACAAGCAAAAGGTCATATAGAAAAGAAAGAACTCGCAGATTTCGTAAAGAAATATCCCCATTACAGATACCCTGGTCAAGCATTACCAAATAATGTAATCAAGCCATTGAATAAGTGCTGGGGCAGAAATAGAATTTATACATTAGGTGGGAAAGGTTGTTAGATGGCAGAGATCGAATATGAAGGAATCAAAGTAGGTGGCTCAAAGCTGCTGCTTCTGATTCCATTGCTCGGTACACTTGGCGGTGGACTATGGGGTGGTTTTGAATTTTACAAAGACTATATGGATATGAAAGAAATCATAGCCAACATAGACACGCAAGCAATTGCGGCACGTAACGACGTGATTGAAACAAAGCTTGGTGAAGCAATCGACTACACAAGAGATATCAAGAACGACTTGAGATCCGATGTGATGGCAATGGAAGACCTAGTGGATAAGATCGAGGCGAAGGTTGACGTGGCAGAGAACCGTATCAAGGAATCTCAGAATGGCATCGAAACAACTCTTGAAGGTGTGCGTAATGAGATGAACTCTTTGCAGAAAGATGTCACCGCATCCATTCGTGAGGTAGAAGCCAATAGCAGAATAAACGAGAAAGATGTTCGTGATACCATGAGAGCAACTGAAACTCGTATTGATGAGAAGATGAGATTGCTCGAAAGAGATTTAAAAGAGATACTACAAGAGGCACTTGACAATCCATTAGCAGATTAGATGTTTACACATGCGTGATTTTATGTTATAATATATAGTAATGTAAAAACAGAGGTACCTATGTTAGAACGATTTAACACTTGGCTAATAAAAGTTTTGAAAATAAATGTATCACCACCTGTAAATTACCTTGGTGGTAAAAGGTTAGAAGATAAAAGATGATGCCTTTTCGTAAAATCTCGAACAGTGTAGATTTAAATGGACTCAGAGAAGAATGTCACGAGATATTATCCTCTCGTGACTCTTTACAAGTCGGTTTGCAGTCTGACAAACACAATGGCTCTTGGAGAGATGGTATTGGTAAAGGCACATATATGAAGGAAACTGATTTCATATATCCTGTATTTGCCTACCCTCTTATAAACCATTATATCAACAAATACAATATGCATAGGACACGGATCTTTGTCAGTAATCCGAAGACGTGTCTCAGTTGGCATCGAGATAGATTACCGAGAATACACATTCCCATACAGACAGACCCTGGTTGCATCATGATCGTAGAGAACGAGGCGATGCATCTGGAAGCGGGTAGTGTCTATAGAGTAGATACTCGAAAATACCACTCAGCAATGAATGGTTCAAAACACAACCGCATACACATAGTTGGTTGTGTTTCCGACTAAGGATTTCTACGCCACTGTTCGTTGATCCACTTTAGCCAGTGAATGCAATCGTCGCAGGGGTCATGTCCAAAGCATAAAGGCATATCTTCTTCCCTCATAGTGTGTTTATATATTATAACACGTATTTGGCTAAGTGTAAACCTGTTACATAAATGTTACACAAACACCTTTTTTCGAAAAAAGTTTTAAAAGGTGTTTACATCTATGCCTACATGTGGTATAGTAACAGAGTCAAAAGGAGAAAAATATGACTGTTTACACTTTCGATGAGAACACCATTTCCGACCTTCACAAAGATGCTCGTGGTTCCCGTCCGGGAGAATACTGGTGGAACCAGTGGAATGCTTCCACTGACGAAGAAAAGCAGAGCATCTGGGATTCTCTGATCGAAGAGTTCGAGTATAGCGAACTTCAGGAACGTCGGATAGCAGACGAATGCGTCAAGGACTTTAAGTACGATATCAACCAGCATATTGCTCTTGGTGCTGGTGATCGTGAGACCGCTCTGCGGTGGATGACCCAGAACGAAAAGTTCTACAATGACCAGTGTGTAGAACATTGGGTGTGGAATAAAGGCATCTTGTTTACTGACTATGGTCGTAACCTAGTCAAGAAACTCAAATCAATCGTAACCTTCAAGGAGTACGCATAAAGTTTTAAAAAATGCACTTTAGGGGTTTACAACTGTTTTAAAATGTGTTATAATAAACACATCAGATCAAAAAAGAGGAACTATATAATGGCACACGAACTAGAAATTATCAACGGTGAAGCTCAAATGGCCTATGCAGGTGATCTACCTTGGCATGGTCTGGGCACAAAAGTGTCCAACGAACTCACCCCTCGTATGATGATGGAAAAAGCAGGTGTTGATTGGACTGTTGAAGAGGTTGAATCATACATTGATCACCAAGGTGAAAAAATCCCTACCGGACAAAAATCTCTTGTCCGTTCTACAGATGGTTCAATTCTTACTAATGTGGGTAAAGACTGGCACCCATGCCAGAATGAAACAGCATTCGAATTTTTCAATGAGTTTGTACTTGCTGGAGATATGGAAATGCATACAGCAGGTTCTTTGAAAGATGGCAAGTATGTTTGGGCCCTAGCAAAAATCAAAGAATCCTTTGATGTATTTGGTGGTGACCAAGTTGACTCATATATGTTGTTTTCTAACCCTCATCAGTATGGTAAGGCAATCGATGTACGGTTCACACCTATCCGTGTTGTATGTAACAACACACTCACTTTTGCTATTAACCGAGATGCACAGCGTGCTGTTAAAGTTGGTCACCGTACCGAATTTAACCCAGATAGTGTAAAAGAAACTTTGGGTCTAGCTCACGAGAAATTTGCTACATACAAAGACATGGCACAATACCTCGGCTCGAAACGCTTTACTGTTGAGTCCCTGTTAAACTACTACAACGAAGTGTTCCCATTGTCTACTGGAGAGAAACAAGAAGTTGTTACAGCTGAAAATCTTTCTCGTCCAGCAAAACAAGCACTCGATGTTTTGGACTCACAACCAGGTGCAGAATATGGTGAAGGATCCTGGTGGCAGGCATTTAATTCTGTCACATATATGACAGATCACGTACAGGGTCGGTCTGCTGACTCTCGTTTGTTTAATCAGTGGTTCGGTTCTAACCAGTTGCGTAAAGTAAAAGCGGCTGAGAAAGCAGTTGAATTTGCAAATGCGGCATGATATTAATCAAGATTGGATCGAGTTCTTTTTTAAGGACTCGGCCCAACCCTATGAGCACTATCATGAATATATATTGAGAAAGTTAAAAGAGGAACGTGAGAATGAAACTAGTGAATGACAAGGAGGATCCTCATCTAGTGGGGATCCTTGACTCGGATGGAGAGGCATTAGAAGTAATTGGTTGGATCGGATCCCTTAATCGAGACTTAACTGATTCAGGCTATGAAAAATACCAATATGAAGTTGTAACACGAGGTAAAAAAGTTTACATAGAACAAAAAGAGGGGGCTTAGGCTCCCTTTTATTTTTATATAAATAGTGTAAACAAACAATAAAAGAGTGCATCGATGATTAAGTTTACCACATATTTACGTGAGGCTGGAGCAGGAGCCGAACGCCAAGAAAATGGATTTGTAAAAGCTATCAATGATGCTTTTAAACTTGCTAAAAAAGGTATTACTGTTAAAACAAAAGATATGACTGTGCGTGATATCGTAAAGGCAGAAAAATTTACTGGAAGAAGTAAAGCAAATACCGAACCATATACAGATGTTATTATTACAACAGCTAAGAATAAAAAATATAATCTTTCAATGAAAGGTAATTCTGCACCATCTCTTGCTGGTGGCGGACTTGCAGGCATGGAGCTTGTGATACCAGGTATTGGTATGAATTTTATGAAAGCAGCTTTGGCTCATCATAAAAAGAGTTTAAAACCTGGTGATAAGGTACCAGACCTATTTGCAAAACTCAATGACAAAGATAAGAACCTACTTGTAATCGGTAATACTTCCATGGGAGGACCAATTCATTACATGTATATCGGCCCTATGGATGTTGTATCTAGTTTTGACAAGAAGAAAAATATTCTAACACTGAATGGTAAAATTTCTGATGCTAAGAAATATGCAAACTCAAAAGACTTGTTCTTTAGACTAAGAGCACGTAGAGAAGATCAGACATTTGATCCCACTAAAAAAGATAGAGCAGGCATTCCAACTGTATATGGTAAATCTCCTTCACGTGGTGATAGTAAAGGTAGAATTGTTGTGACAGATAAACCATCTAAATCAAGATCACAGATCACTTTTTAAGGAGAATTACAATGGCTTCAATGTATCTTTCCCCAGAACACTTTATTCAAATTTCGGCTGGACGTGTAAAAGACACTAGTCATGTTAATAAATTTGGTTACAACTCCGCAGTTGGTACTTCATATGAAACTGTTACAGACCTTGGAACAAATAACTTGCCATCATCGGCTGCAGTTGTTTCTATAGTTTCTGCATCTACAGCAGATACTTCTGCAGGAACTGGTGCTCGTACTGTAGAAATTCAAGGTCTGGATGCAAATTATATAGAAAAAACAGAAACTGTAACTATGAATGGGCAGTCAGCAGTAACAACTACTGCAACATTCATTCGTGTATTTAGAATGAGAGTAGCAAGTGCTGGCACAGGTGAAATCAATGCAGGTAATATTACTGCATCTATTTCTTCCTCAGATGTTGCTCGTATTGCTGCAAATGAAGGTCAAACTCTTATGGCTGTCTATACCGTTCCTGCAAATAAGACAGCATATCTTATCAAGTTTCAGGGTTCCTTATCTAAAAATCAAGAAGCCCAGTTTCAAATTAGAACAAGAAAAAGTGAAGAAAGTGCTTGGAATACAAAAGGTTTATGGGGAACATTTGCTGCATCAGTTAATTATGATTATCCTGTTCCAATAAAGTTTACAGAGAAAACAGACATTGAAGTTCGTGCTAAAGCTGGAGCTACATCAGAGATTGGCGCAATCTTTGATTTGATTATCATAGACGGAGTTGATAGGTAAAAAATATGAAAACGTTCAGAGAAACATTAACAGAACAAAAGAATACTCATATGACGCACATTGAAGATGCTATCATATATGGTGGTGTAAATGGTGCACGAGAAAGTATTTTGGCTTTAAGATCCGTACGAGATATGTTAAAAGGGGAACACGATGGAAATGTTTCTGTTAAGTGGGACGGTGCTCCTGCTATTTTTGCTGGTACTGACCCTAGTGATGGAAAGTTTTTTGTGGCAAAGAAGGGTATCTTTAACAAGAACCCTAAAGTATATAAGACTGCTGCGGATGTTGACGCTGATACTTCTGGTGATCTTGCTAGTAAGTTAAAACTTGCTCTTAAAGAATTGCCTACAATAGGCATTAAAGGTGTTATTCAAGGTGATTTTTTATACGGACCTGGTGACGTTAAAACTAAAAAGATTAAAGGAGAATCCTATGTTACATTTCATCCCAATACTATTGTTTATGCCGTTCCAAGCAATAGCAGAACGGCGAAGAATATCACATCAGCGAAACTGGGGATTGTCTGGCACACTACATACAAAGGCTCATCATTCGAAACGATGTCGGCATCTTATGGAGTAGATATTTCCAAGTTTAAATCGAAAACTGTTTGGTCACAAGATGCAATGTTAAGAGACCTTTCAAAATATACAATGACAAAAAAAGAAACTGGAGCTGTAAATGCACATCTTTCAAATGCTGGTAAAATATTCAACAAAATTTCTGGGACAACTCTTCGGACAATTGAAGCGAATCCGACGCTTGCCCAGCACATTGAAACCCATAACAATACCTATGTCAGAGCAGGAACTGTCATCGGAAATACAACAAGACATGTATCTAGTCTCATCACCTGGATTTCAAAAAAGTATCAAAAAGAAATTGATTCAAGAAAAACTGAAAGAGGTAAGGGAGCTCAGCAGGCAAAACTAAATGCACTTCTTGATTTTTTCACACCAAAAAACAAAAATAATTTAAAATTGTTATTTGATTTACAAAAAGAATTAGTTTTAGCAAAGCTAATCCTTATAAATAAACTTAATAAATTATCTTCTGTTAATACTTTTGTTAAAACAAACAAAGGTTATGCTACCACAGGACCTGAAGGTTATGTGGCTATTGATAAAATTGGTGGTGATGCGTTAAAGATTGTTGATAGGATGGAATTTTCTTACAACAACTTTTCGCCGGATGTTTTAAAAGGCTGGGATAAAGGCCGTTAATGGGGAAACCGAATGTTAAGATTTAAAGATATGTATGTAGTAGAGTATCGCCCAGGAGAGGACGAGCTTACTAACTATCGTGCCAGCAGGCGTCACCACATAGGTGAGGAAACTGTTGACGAAAAACTTTCTATGTCAGCCAGATTAGCAAAGTCTCGTTCTGCAAAACGGAACAAGGCAAAGCTAAAAATGGGTAGAGCAAAAGCTGCTCGGAAGTTTGCCGATTTAAAAACACTTAAAAAGAGAGCTCGTAGATCTGCCTATAAAGCAATATATACTAAACTTTCTAAAGGCGCAACCAATATGTCGGCTGGTCGGAAAAGTGAAATTGAAAAACGTATGTCCAAACCAATGATGGTAAACAAGGTTAAAAAGATACAAAGAAAAATTATTAAAGATGTTAAGAAGCGTGAAAGAGACCGTAAACAAAGTGGGTCACGTGGATAATGGTTGGCTCTTTTAAACAATACTTAGTAGAAGAAAACAAAATAGTTGTTTTCTCGTTTGGGCGTATGAATCCCCCAACAATTGGACATGGAAAAGTGTTAGACGCTATGGCAAAAACAGCTGGTAAAAATCCTTACCGGATGTATCTTTCACATAGCCAAGATAATAAAACGAATCCACTTGTATATAAAGATAAGCTCAAAACAGCAAGAACTATGTTCCCTCGACATGCTAGAAATATATTAAAATCTAATTCTAAAAATATATTTCAAGTTGCTACAGATTTATACAAAGAAGGTTACCGTAATCTGATTATGGTAGTTGGATCTGATCGTATTAATGAATTTGATATTCTATTATCAAAGTACAATGGTAAAAAAGGTGTGCACGGCTTTTATAACTTTATGGATATTAAAGTTGTATCGGCAGGTGATCGTGACCCAGATTCAGAAGGTGCCGCTGGCATGTCTGCAACTAAAATGCGTGCCGCTGCATCTAGTAATAATTTCACTAAGTTCTCACAGGGGCTACCAAAGACAGTAAACAACGCCGAATCTAAAAAGATTTTTAATATGGTTCGCAAAGGCATGGGTCTGGAAGAACAGACTGAGTTTAAGAGACACATTCAGCTAGAACCTGTATCTGATATGCGTGAAGCATTTGTTTCTGGAGATTTATTTAACATTGATGATCAAATTATAATTAAAGAAACTGAAGAGCTTGCTATAGTAAAGCAGTGCGGTGCAAACTATCTGATCATCGAAAAACAAGACGGTAAAGTTGTACGTAAATGGCTAGATGATGTAGAACCTATTGAAGAAGGTCTTTGGGCAAACATCCGTGCTAAGAGAGCACGTGGTGAAAAGATGCGCAAGAAAGGTGCTCCTGGCGCACCCACACAAGATGCTATAGATTCTATTAAACGTGCAAGTGAAGACATTGAAGAGGCAGAGGATCCAGAAATTGGGCACAAAAAAGGTGCACAACCTGCTGGGTATTATAAAGGGCTTAAAAAGGGTACAAAATTAAAACGTGCCGCACACTTCGCTAAACATGGTAAAAAAGCTGACGATGATAACTCTGCATATAAACCAGCTCCAGGTGATGCTACAGCCAAAACCAAAACAAGCAAGCATACTCTTAGGTTCAAGAAAATGTTCGGTGAATCCGAAGCACAGGACTTAGCAAAGTCTCGTATCGAAAGAGAAAAAGCAGCAGACATTAAACGCCATGATCGTATGATGGATCGTGCCAGATTAAAAGATACAAAGGCTAAGAATAAGGAAAGCAAATGATTAGATTCTCGCAGTACATTACGGAAGCAGAAGAAGGTCTAAAAAAGAAGGCTGAAAAATCTGGTATGCCTTTAGGTATCCTTAGAAAGGTTTATAACCGTGGTGTTGCTGCGTGGAAAACCGGACACCGCCCAGGCACAACTCCGCAACAATGGGGATTTGCTAGAGTAAATTCTTTTGTAACCAAGTCCTCTGGTACATGGGGTAAGGCAGATAAAGACCTTGCAGCAAAGGTAAAAGGATAATGCCACTTAAACCATCAGACGGTGCTGGAGCATATGTGAAGGACTTTAGAAAATCAAAGGCTCCTCAATTTAAGGGCAAGTCTGATAAAAAGAAACAGCAGATGGCTATTGCAGCATATTTAGATGATAAAGATGACCAAAAGGAATCCACCATGGATAGTTTTAAAAAGCATATGATGTATGATCCTAAAACAGGTAAGGGTTATAAAGCAGAAAAAGAGTCAGATCATTTGCGAATGAAAAAGAAAAGCTATACACATGATGATCCTAAATCAAAGAAGGTAGAGGAATCTGTGTTGCATGAAGCACAGGATCAAACCACACAACGTTTAAAGATGCTTGTGAACATGGGTATGATGGATAAGAAAGATTTACAGCGCATGATCCGTGCCCTTGATATGGTAAAGGAAGGCAAACCTGTTGGTAAAGTTGAAAGAAAGATCCTTTTCACAATGTTAAATGAACTTATTGGTATGATTACAGGTGATGATCAAATGTTTATGAAAGCAAAAAAGGCTGTTAAAAAGTAATGACCCAAGGATCAGATCAACGGTTAAACCGAATAGAAGAAAAAATTGACAAAATGTCCGAGGCCATTGTTCAGATGGCTCGACTAGAAGCCAAGATAGATAATTATGAAAAGTACAGAGATGAATCTTGGGCACGAATGAATCGTTTTAGTGAAAAATTAGATAGAATTGAAAAAGCAGTAGATGATAACCACAGAACAGTTTCAACCATAAATAAACTATTCTGGGCAGTAATAGTAGCGGCAGCCGGCGCTATGGCAACAAACATATGGATGTAAGAGGACAACCAAAATGAAAACACAAGACATCAAAAATATAGCAACGGCTCTTAAAGGTATCAGAGAAGCTGCTAAGAAAAAAGAAGAAGGTATGGATTACAATCCTGCTAAGGGTGGATACAATCAACCTAAAGGTAAACCGCCAGTTGGTAAAAGAGTAGGAACACGTGAAGCTATGGACCCTGTTGATAAAAAAGAATTAAAGGGTAAACATAAAGATCGTAAAGACAAAGACATCGACAATGATGGTGATGTTGATTCCTCTGACAAGTTCTTGCACAAACGTCGTAAGGCAGTTAGTAAAGCTATAGCTATGGCTTCTAAGAAAAAATCGAGTGCAGAAAAAGATGCTGAAGCTGAAGTTCAAGAATCAAAACAGAATATAGTTGAAGCAAAGTTAATGTCAGATGACGATGTTGCAAAAATGGTTGCTAAAAAATTAGGTAATAAGAAAAATATAGACCGTTATGACCAAATTGCAGTAATTAAAGGTATTTTGAACAAATCACCAAAGCAAAAAAGTCTTGCTACTGATAGAGAATTTATTGATGGCGTTCTGGACATTCTATTCAAGAAATATAATTTCATATCAAACCAGAGAGAATCTGTTGATGTTAAAGTTCAAGAGGCTGCACTTGATGAAATTTCAAAAAAGACCCTAGGTTCATATATTAAAAAAGCTGCCGCTGACAAAGCAGATAATGCATATAATCTTGGCGCAAGAGATCCTTTAGGAAAAAAAGGTTCATGGAGTAAATCTTTCAAGCGCAGAAAAGGTATCGCAATGGCCACTGATAAGCTTACGAAAGAATCCAAAAACCACGGCAACATGAATAACGGTTCTCCTGCAGGCGAAGGTCTCACACCGAATGGTAAAAAGATGATGGCTATGAAAACGCCTATGCCAGATGCAGTAAATGAACCAGTGGTAGATAAGAAGACATTCGATGCTATTCGTGCATCAGGTAAGAAAGCAGCGATGCGTTCTGGCGATAATGCACAAGGTGATAAAACGCCCCCTAAAAATGATGGTAAATAATGACAGATAAAACCTTTCTGACTGAAGAAAATCCAGATAAGTCCATCCCAGATATGATGGACCCAAACTGGTGTGAAGAATGTGGCAAGGTGTGCGGATGTGCACCAGGTGAATGTGAGTGTAACAAGAAAGAAGATTAATGAACGAAGATTTAGATGGTGATCTAATAATCTTTGCAGCGAATAATTATTATAAACCATCTGGTAAAGTTGACCCAGAAGAATTTTATGATGATTTGAAAAGATTTAAGTATGTAAAACGGTTACTAAATCGCTATACAGAAACTGGTAAAATTAGTGAAAGGTTGGTATTAAATCATTTTATTGTGATATTTAATGTGTTTGGGCAATATGCCGGATTAAAGCTTACTGTAAATAAACTAGATGAAAACCATCTATCAGCAGTAAAGCCATTTTTATTATTTTTAAATTATTTGAAACCTCATCAGTTGTCTCATATAAAATCAGATGAATATATCGCAGAAATACTAAGGAAAATATAATGGGTATTTTAAAAACAGCAGCAGATACCGTATATACATTTAGGTTTCTAGCACTACTTATTACGCCGTTTGAAAAGACCAAAGCTTTTGAAGCAGGTATTATTGATGAAAAAGGTAAAAAGAATAAAAACTTTTCCTTTAATACAATTGATAATAGAGAGGCCTATAGAAACTACTATACAAAATTCCATAGGCTTGTGTTTAATATTAAGAAGTTAATCCCAGCAGGAAAACTTGGATCATATGCCGCAGCACTATACCTTCTAAAGGATCACTATTCTGTACCAGAGATTGCTATTAGAAAAGGTTTAAAAAGTGTTGGTGCTACACCAGATGATTATTTGGTAGAGGATAACCAGTGGTTCTTGTTAGAGGATGGTGCCATATCACCAGGCGTTTATAGAGTAAAAGGTGAAAAGGCTCTAAACCTCACAGGTGAGAACATCGTGAGACCAAGAGATCAGATTCGAATAGAAGAAGATAGCTTCCCTGTTGGGGATCTTTTTGGTATAAATATATACGAAGCATTACATATTAAAAGCAATCAAAAAATTTACGTTACGACTCAGGAGTTAACATGAAAACATTTTTCGAAATTCGTGAAAATATAAAATTTGATGGAGAGACATCAATTAACGAACTTGACGAAGCCCCACGCCGTAAACGTGCGCCTAAGATGACTGGTGACTCTGTTGCAATTCAACGTGCAAAAGATGCTGAACATAACAAAGCAATGGGTCGTACTAAGACTGGGCGTAAGAAACCAGTACGCACTATGACCTCTACTCAACGCTCTCTTGCCTCCCTGCGCAACGAAGGAGTTGAACTAGACGAAGGCATCGAAAAAACATACGTTAGAATGATGCAAGTTAAATTAAAAGAATTACAGAAAGTAATAAACCCAACCTCTGCAATTGGTAAAAAAGTAATTGCTGAGTCTGGCAGAGGTAAAGAATTTAAACAGATTAGCAACTCGTTAACTGACGTATATGACACACTAACTGACATTGATATGAACATCAAAGAAAATGCTATGATGAAAATGAAACTCATCAACAAAATGAAAAAAGCATCTCCGGCAGCTAAGAAAGCATTGGAAGCACCATCACGAGTGGATAAGAAGAAGGAAGAAACTGACTTAGATGAGATCTCTGTCAAAGATGTAGCCAACCAAGTTATGATGAAGACCAGAGCGGATACTGCACGAAAGCACAGAATGCGGGACGTTGGTAAACTTAAAACTGACCTTGCCAGACTTAAAAAAGGTTTGAAAAAGACAGTACAGCCTGTCACGGGCATGGGTATGAAAAAACCTCTCAACGCACAAAACGAAGAGAAAGATCCTGCACTTAAAAGAGCAGGAGTGTCTGGGTTTAATAAACCAAAAAGAACACCCGGCCATGCTACCAAGAGTCACATAGTAGTTACTAAAGTGGATGGTAAACCAAAAACTATTCGCTTTGGGCAACAAGGCGCATCGACAGCAGGTGATCCTAAAGAAGGCGAGTCTGATAAGATGAAAGCCAAACGTAAATCATTTAAAGCTAGACACGCCAAAAATATAGCAAAAGGTAAATCCTCGGCCGCCTATTGGGCAGACAAAGAGAAATGGTAGAATGAGCAAGAAACTAGACGAAGAAGAAAATGCAGCTGCTCCTGCTGTTAACACTGGTTCTATTCCTAACCCCGCTGTTACCGCAATGGGGCCAAGAAAGAAAAAGAAAAAAGACGGCTATGAGACAATTCAAGTATCTGATCGAAGATATAAGAATGGTAAAACAGTGTTGCTATCTCGATTTAAAAGATATATGGAAACACATTAATGGCTAAACTATATTTAATGTTCATCGTCCTAGGTATCCTAGGTGGTGCTGGTTATGGTGCGTATGCTTATTATACTAGCACACAAGCCACTATTGCTACGTTGAGAACCAACAATGCAAAGCTTGAAGTTGCACTAGATACTGCTACAGAGAGTCTTGAAACTATGCAAGCAACTGTAGAGAAAACAAATAAATTAAACAAACAACTCCAGACTGATCTACAAGCAGCAGAGGCTTATAGTGATGAACTACGGTCCAAATTTTCAAGACTGAATCTGGTTCAAGAAGCACTCAGGAACAGTGAGATATTGGAAGGAAAGATGAATGGCGCAACAGCAAATCTATGGCGTGAAATCATGGGCGAAAGTGGCAGCAGTGACGGTAGTAGCAGGCCTCTTCCTAGCTGGTTGCAGCAGCCTGTCGAGGAAGCCCGAAACGGAGATCAAAGTAGTAACGAAGATAGTTCCAACGACAATCCCGACAGTAGCACAGCCAAAACCGGTACAGCTGAATGACACCCGTGTATGGGTAGTTACTGAAGAAAACCTAGAAGAGTTTATCAAAGACTTTAAAGAGCAATATGGAGAGGTAGCATTCGTTGCCTTGTCTATGCGTGACTATGAAAACCTAGCATTAAACATAGGTGATCTAAAACGTTATATTGGACAACAGAAAGAGATTATAGTGTACTATGAAAAGGCGGTGACTGAAGAACCGGTTGACGAAGATGCAGCAGTGGAATAAATGGTGGGTACCAGATCACGAAGAATCTAACTCTCTTAAACGATGGGGACCTGCAGGTTGGCAAGACCGCTTCTGTAAATTTACTGCAGTTGTATTTCTTCCTGGTAAAAGAAGAATCTGTATTGATGGCGGGGCAAACTTAGGGCAAACGTCTGTAGGATTTTCCCCATATTTCAATGAAGTAATATCCTTTGAACCAAATCCGTATGCATTTGAATGCATCCAACCAAATCTAGACAAGTATGAAGTCAAGAACGTTACTGCGCACATGGTTGGGTTAGGCGATAAAAGTGAAACAAAAAGCTTTAAGTATGTCCAAAATAGTTCTGGCATAAGCAGATTTGAAGTCCATGGTGAAACAGGAGGCAGATACAGCGTTGATCCTAGATTTACCCCTACGCAAATACCTGATCTCGAGATTCAAACCCTTGATAGCTATAATTTTATGGAAGTGGATCTTATAAAACTTGATGTAGAAGGATATGAGCTTCTAGCGATTATAGGCGGGAAAGACACGATCCTTTACAATAGACCCACTATAGTATTAGAGGTCGCAAAATCCCATATAGAGCTCGGTGAAAAAATACACAGGGTATTGAAAAATTGGGGCTATGTGTTTATGCATCAGAAAAGGCAAGATCAATTTTTTGTGCACGAGGAAAAAGTGCCCGAGGTCATTAATAAGATTCTTCGCATGGGACCAATTAGACAATCTTATTTACAAAAAAAAGATTAAAAATACCATATATGGGGATTTACAAACTGCTAGATACCATATATAATACTACCAACAAATCAAAACATTAGAAGCAGAAACGGCTAAGGCTAATAACCCGTAACATATATGCGACATATAGAAAATTAATTAATTTTTTTTCTACATTTAGTGGGTATTAGGGGTTTACAAGAAACCTAAAGTAATATATAATACACATAATAAAACTAATTAATCACAACTTTGCTAAAGAAGAGCCGGGGTACAGATCCCGGCTATATGCTTCTGCGCGTCATACTTTGGAGAATAATAAATGCTTAAAGTCGTACCTAATAACCGTGACACAGACACACGAAACATCATGTCACAAACTAAATTTTATGAAGCCTACAGTCGATGGGATGATGATAAGGAAAGGTACGAAACATGGGATGAATCTGTAACACGAGTTATGGATATGCATAGAAACTTCTACAAAGATAAGATGACACCTGCCTTGAATCAGTTGATCAATGAAGCAGAATCATACTACAAGCTACAGTATGTTCTTGGTGCTCAACGTGCATTGCAGTTTGGTGGTGACCAGATTATGAAGCACATGATGCGTATGTACAACTGTACATCATCCTATGCAGATCGTCCACGGTTCTTTTCCGAACTGTTCTATGTCCTATTGTGTGGTGCTGGTGCTGGCTTCTCTGTACAGAAACACCATGTAGCTAAAGTGCCAAACATTGCTGATCGTAAGAAACAAGCAAAAGGTTGGGTTATTGAGGATTCCATCGAAGGTTGGGCAGATGCGCTGGGCGTGTTGTTGTCTACATTCTTTGAAGGTGGTGGTCAGTTCCCAGACTTCGAAGGTCGTCGTGTATATTTTGACCTATCGCAGATCCGCCCAAAGGGTGCTATGATTTCTGGTGGATTTAAAGCACCAGGTCCAGAACCACTTCGTAAGGCACTCGACAAGATCGAACATCTTGTACAGTCTCGTATCTTGGGTGGTGCAGATCGTCTGCGTCCTATCGACGTATACGATATTGCTATGCATGCTGCTGATGCAGTGCTTGCTGGTGGTGTTCGTCGTTCTGCTACAATTTGTTTGTTTTCGGCAGATGATGAGGAAATGACCAAAGCTAAAACTGGTAACTGGTTCATTGATAATCCACAGCGTGGTCGTTCTAACAACTCTGCTGTCATTGTGCGTGATGAAATCACACGTGAACAGTTTAAAGAGATTATGGTATCCATTAAAGAGTTTGGTGAACCAGGTTTCTACTTTGTAGATGATAAAGATTTTACTACGAACCCGTGTGTTGAAATCGGTATGTATCCACAGATTGATGGCAAGTCTGGTTGGCAAGGTTGTAACCTAACAGAGATCAATGGCTCGAAGTGCACATCTCCAGAGGAGTTCCATAAGGCTTGTCGTGCTGGTTCTATTCTTGGTACACTACAAGCTGGTTATACAGATTTTAAATACCTTGATGACACATCCAAACAAATCTTTGATCGTGAAGCATTGCTTGGTGTATCGGTTACAGGTTGGATGAATAACCCAGACGTATTGCTTGATGCTGATGTACAGCGTGAAGGTGCCGCTATCGTAAAGAAAGTAAACAAAGATGTTGCTAAACTTATCGGTATTAATCCAGCGGCACGTACCACTTGTGTAAAACCAAGCGGCAACGCATCTGTGCTTCTACAGACTGCTTCTGGTATCCATGCAGAACACTCACCACGTTATATTCGCCACATTCAGTTGAATAAGGAGTCCGAAGTTGCTCAGTTGATTGCACAGTCTAACCCTTACATGGTAGATGAATCAGTTTGGTCAAACAATGGTACAGACTATTGTGTGGCATTCCCTGTGATTACTCCAGCAAACTCACTGTATCGTGAGGATTTGATGGGCACTGATTTGCTTGAGAAAGTAAAGCTGGTACAACAGAACTGGGTAGAAGCTGGTACCAATGAAAAGCAGTGCGCAGACAAACGCATTCGCCACAACGTTTCCAACACCATTACAGTGCTACCGCATATGTGGACAGAGGTAGAAGATTATGTGTTTGATAATCGTCACTCATTCTCTGGTATCTCATTCCTTGCTGGATCCGGTGACAAGGACTTCGCACAAGCACCTAACACTGAAGTCAAGTCAGAAGGTGAAATCATTTCAGAATATGGTGTAGGATCTCTATTTGCCAGTGGTTTAATTGTTGATACATATAAGGCAGGGTTTAGGGATCTATGGGAAGCAACATCTGCAGCACAATATGCTGTTGGTGGTGAGGTTTCCGATATGAGAAAAGAGTGGGTACGTAGGTTCAATAACTTCAGTGAGAACTATTTTATGAACGATATGAAACAGGCAGAGTATTGTTTGAAAGATGTGTTCTTACTACACAAGTGGACCAAAATCCAACAGAACTTGAACCCTATTGATTTTGATAATCAGCTAACGCAGAAGACGTTTACTGATATAGATACAATGGGAGCAATAGCATGTCAAGGTGGAGCATGTGAAATCTCCTTTTAATAACTGAGGAGAGAGCATGACAATTAGAACTATTTATGAAATAAATTGTAGTTTCTGTAACGAAGATAGTTTTATACACAAGTTTAGTGAAGCAGAAGTTGGGGATGTCCCTGACTTCTGTCCTATGTGTGGAGAAGCAACAGCGGCAACGCTAGTGGACGATGAGGATTGGGATGATTGAGTCCCCCAGTGATTTTAGATGGCAATATCTACCTAAGTTTCCTGTAGACATTCTTAGCAATTTAATCGAAGTGTTTTTATCAGAGTTTAGTGAAGACGACATCCGTACAAAACCGAATGAAGTTGACTGTGTTGGTGATGGTTATGCTCGAATGTTTATGAGAGAAATAGAGATAAACTCTTCTCTGATATATGACAAATGTTTATTTCTTATATCAGATCCTCGCTCGGGTATATCTAATATACACACAGATAAATCAAGAAACTATTCCTTAAACTTTCCTATTAGAGTGGATCGAGAAAAAGGTTGTTTCCTATCTGGTTATCACAGACAATATAAGTATTATGATTGGAAAGAATCCGTTACCATGAATGGTATGGAGACCAATCAGTTTGGTTATACAGAAAAAGATTTTGAGAAAGTGCCGCTTGATCAACCTATTATATTAAACACAAAAATACCACATAGTTGGATGAATGAATCTTATGATTATAGGATTGTCGGTTCTCTGTTTTTAAAAGAGAAACAGTTAGACAAGGCTCTTGACGTTGTAAAGGATTGGGTGTAATGTGGTATTATAAAGATAAACTATATGAGCCAACTGAAGATGAACTAAAAGAATGGCAAGGATTTGTTTATGTTATTACCGATAACACCAATAACAAAAAGTATGTCGGAAAGAAGGGATTTTGGTCGAAGGTTACCAGAGCACCGCTTAAAGGTAAAACAAGAAAACGGCGAAGCATCGTTGAATCCAACTGGCAAGACTATTATGGATCCTCGGATCAGGTCAAGCAACAATTACTCGAACACGGAGAAAAAAGCTTTAGTCGTGAAATATTACATCTCTGTAAAGCAAAAGGTGAAATGTCCTACCTCGAGGCTAAAGAACAATTTGATAGACGTGTTCTGTTAGATGATTCATATTATAACGGCATTATAAATTGTAAAATACACAGAACACATGTAAAAAATTTAAAATAGTTGTTTACATATACTTTATTATATGATATAATAATACCGAACAACAAAGAGGTATGTTATGATTATTGTAGACTACAACGCTATTGCTATAGGTAACTTCGTTGTACAGAAACTAGCTCCTGATGAAAACCTTCTTAGGCACATGATTCTTAATTCGCTCCGTATGTATAAACACAAATTTAAGGAATATGGTGAAATGGTTATTGCATCAGATGCTGGTGGTAACTGGCGTAAAGATGTATTTCCTGAATATAAAGCAGCACGTAAAAAGAACCGGGATGATTCAACAATTGATTGGACAGAGGTTTTCCGTATCATACATATGGTACGTGAGGAGATTCAAGAAAATTTTCACTGGCGTGTTATTCACCAATGGGGATGTGAAGCAGACGATGTTATTGCTACACTGTGTCAAGAAACACAAGAGTTTGGTAAGTATGAACCTGTTATGATTGTATCAGGTGATCATGACTTTAAACAACTACAAGTCTATGATAATGTAAAACAGTTTTCGCCTGTGACTAAGAAATTTGTAAAAGCAGAACCTTCTGGTGAGGGTTACCGTATGGAGCATATTCTAAAAGGTTGTTCCGGTGATGGAGTACCTAATGTGCTATCAGATGATGATACATTTATTAATGAATCCAAACGGCAAACACCTTTATCCAAGAAAAAGCGCAATGCTTTACTAGAGGACCCTAAGGCTCTCGGAGAAACAATATATCGGAACTATCTACGTAACGAGAAATTAGTTTCACTTACAGACAAAAAACACGATTTACCCGAATCCACACGTTCTGAGATTATAAATACCTTTGAATCCCAGAGTGGTCGACACGATAAAAAGGGAATGATCTTTCCCTATCTTGTTGCAAAACGATGTAAACTATTGATAAGTAGTGTTGAGGAATTTTTTTAATGAAATACGTATATGAAATATTTGAAGCAGTGAGCAAGGCTAAAACAAGAGCCGCTAAGAAAGATATTTTGCTAGAAAATAAAGATGAATGGGCAATGAAGGATCTTCTCAAAGGAACCTTCGATGACTCACTTGAGTTTCTCTTACCAAAAGGCGAGGTTCCATACACCGCATGCGAAGAACACAACGCACCTTCCAACTGGAAGAGGCAGCACAAGCAGTTGAAGTTCTTTGTCCCAGGTGGTCCAGGCACTAAAATGCCAGCCTATAAAAGAGAAAAGATCTTCTTGGGGATACTGGAATCAGTTCATCCCGAAGATGCAAAGCTAGTGGTCAAGATGATCAATAAGGACAAGACCCTAGCAACAGGACTAACACCCAAACTTGTAAAGGAGGTATTTCCAAATCTTATATGAGTACAACTAGGAAAAAAGGATAATACTTTTAGTTTCGGGGCGTGTCACTTTGTGGCTCGTCCCTTTTTCATTTCTATTAACATTAAGGATACTAATATATGCTATCAATCCAAATAGATCGTCTAAAAAAAGATTCAAAGCAACTCGGTTACTACGCTGAAAGATATAAGAAGCAAGGTAAGACAGACCGAATGTATAAGGTGCTCAAAAAGCAAAAATTCCTAGATGATCAAATATTTGAGATGCAAGAACACAAAACAGCAAGTTAGGGAGTAACAGTAATTTCTTTAATGCGATGGGGCTGATCTAGTACCCATATAATTACATCGTGGACATAATTAAGACTCATCTTTGGAACATCCTTATGTGCAGATCTCTCTGTATCGAAATAGCCAAAGTTGATAATGGTTGTGTTCACGTTTTGCCAGAATAGAGCATCATTGGCATCTCTCAATTGTTTCTTTTCTAGACCATATCGGAAGTTGTCTTTATACCCCTTAGTCCAATCAGATCCAGCAGAACCAATGTTAATGATTCTCTTACCTTGTTCTGCAGCCTGATATAGACGATGTACTTGTAGATACCCATCATGTTTATTGTTAATAAATACTTCACAATCATCTAAAGTAGCAACGCACTCATTAGGGTACCGATTAATCCAATACTTTCCAAGACCTCTTCTTGTACCATTAATAAAGTATTCCATATATCCCTATCCTCAAACCTATACTCTTTATTATACCACACTTTTCTGGTTTTGTAAACCCCTAAAATGTATGTATCATAAATGTTACACTTACGCCTTTTTTAGAAAAAAGTTTTAAAAAGTGTATTTTAGGGGTTTACATACATCTCTGTTTGTGGTATATTCTATATATCAAATGAGGAGAATATCATGTTTAGAATCCCAGCACACAACCTAATGTCCGAAATGACTTTTGAGGAGGCAAAATCAATTATCTCACGTCTTGGCGTAAAAAGCCAGAGTCTGCTTGATGGTCTTGAGTATATGGACAACATGTGGAACGAGCATTGTTTCAATGAAGATGAAGATGATGACTTCTATGACACTTGGATCTATGAGGTTAACGCCTTCAACGTTGTATTCAACAAAATGCAACCCTTGTTTGCAGGTAAATAAAATGATAATCGAAGGTTATCATATCAGTTATAAACAGCAGGCTCTTATTAAAGAGGCTGCTGCTATTGCTTTGGATTCTCTTGTTTCAAAGCGCATGGCAAATTCTCTTGATATTACTATAGAGATAACAAAGGATCTATATAAGAAAACTGGCAATCTTGGAAACTGTGGTCTTGAAGATGACGCAGCATCTCCTAAATTTTTTACCATCGAGTTAAATTACTCTGGTAAAAAATCATTCAATGTTCTTATCAGCACACTATGTCACGAACTTGTTCATGTTGCTCAATATGCTCAACGTCGGATGAGGTGCCTTTCTGGTTCTTATGCTGTAGCATGGGGAAAGGAACACTACAACACTCAAGAAATCGAATATGATGATCGCCCTTGGGAAATCGAGGCACATGCCTTAGAAAAGGAAATATATGGCAAACTCAAAAAGAACTTCAAAATCAAAAAATACATTGAAGAAAACTCCTGCTCAAAATTCGAAAAAAGCGTTGGGTTTTGATCTTGATTTAAAAAAGATTGATGAGGTTATTATAGGAGATCCTAAAAACCCAGGCGTCTGGTTACGTTTAATGGAATCACCTTCTGGCAAAAGATATATACAATCATATAGCGATTTAACCAAAAATTGGGTTATAACTAGTAGACATAATATAGAAGAAAATTGGCAAAATTGGAAGGAAACCCATGCCCGAATATACACTAAAAAACAGCGAAGGAGTCCAGTGGAAAGTAAATTGCAAGTGGACAGACCTGCAAAAAATCCTAGAAGATCCAAACGTAAAACAGGTTCTAGCAACACCTAAAATTATTTCAGGCAGAAGTGGTGGTGAAGCACAGAAAGTACCTGATGGTTTTACTGATCTAAAAAAACAAATTAAAAAGCATTCTGGTAGAGGTAATTCAATAAATCTATGAAAATTTCTGACATGTATGAATTTGAGCCTCTTACTGATAATCAGAAAAAGGCTAGAGATGCTTGGACTAATAATTCACACCTTGTACTCAGTGGAGCTGCTGGTACTGGCAAAACATATCTCGGTATGTACTTTGCACTTGAACAGGTATTAGCTAAGGATAATGCAATTGAAAAACTTGTTATAATTCGGTCCATTGTACCAACTCGTGAAATAGGTTACCTTCCTGGTACAAAGGAAGAAAAGGAATCACCTTATACATTACCATATGTAGATATATGTAGTGAAATTATAGATGAACGTGGTGCCTATTTTAAATTGGTTCTGCAAGGAAAGGCAGAATTTTTAAGTACATCATTTATTCGTGGAACCACATTTGATAACTGTGTTGTACTGGTTGATGAAATGCAAAATTTAAACTTTCATGAATTGGATTCAGTAATCACACGTGTTGGAGAAAACTGTAAATTGATATTCTGTGGAGATTATTACCAGTCAGATTTTGAAAAGGATAGAGATAAGAATGGGTTGATACAATTTCTTAACATTCTGGATCAACTAACAGTCTTTGAAACAATAGAATTTACTTGGAAAGATATTGTACGATCTGATCTTGTTCGTGAATATATCATGACAAAAGAACTAATGAAAATAACTTAGGTGTTTACATATCATCAAATGTATGATATAATAAACCATAATTAATTAAATGTGAAAAGGCACAAACCCCAAAATGGCAAAATACTCTCGTTACGATCCTAGAAATAAGAACAAAGGTAAACAGAAAGACCGAGCACTGGAGAAAGATAATCGGATCAAAGACTCCACATTAAAAGGCTCTAAACTAAAATTGAAGTCATATCAGGCAGAAAAACTGGCTGAGATTACACAAAAAGAAGATATATAATGCACTACTATGAATACAGTGAAAATCTAATCCTTACTGATTGCGATGGCGTCCTAATGAACTGGGAATATGCATTCATCACATGGATGGCTCGTAAAGGTTTTGAACAGATAAATAAAACCGATTATGATGTAGCCAAACGGTTTGGTATGGAGAAAGAGGAGAGCCGTAAATACGTGCGGTTGTTCAATGAATCTGCTGCTATCGGCTTTCTACCACCTCTGCGAGACGCTATTCATTATATTGATTTGCTACACCGTAAGTATGGCTATGTATTTCACATGATCACTTCATTGAGTTTAGATCCCCAAGCGCAACAGTTAAGAATTGCTAATACCAAAAAGCTTTTCGGCGAGACTGCGTTTGAGAAGTTTGTATTTCTTGATACAGGGGCTGATAAAGATAATGCACTTGAACCATACCGTGATACTGGATTGCCTTGGCTTGAGGATAAACCAGAGAATGCTGAATTAGGTTGGCGTATGGGTCTTAACAGTATGATTATGGAACATGGTCACAATATGGAATATGCACCAGGATCAACACATAAAAACTGGAAATCTATTTTCTATACACTAACAGGAGAATAAATATGCAAAATGTATTTACAGCACTTAATGCTAGATCACAATGGGAAGAAATAACCAGAGCATTTAAATTTCCTGATATATCCAAACATCAAGGCACAATAGAAAATTTGGTGTGGTTTTTATCTGAGGGTAAAAAAAGTAATGCACGACGAAAAAACTGCCCAGAAGCAATTCGTTTGGCACAAGTGATTTTGGAAAACAAATATGAAGAAGCCAAACCTTATAACAAGCCAGAGAATAACTGAAAACTGGCTTCCAATAAACAGACGTAAAAAAATAATAGGTAGGGCAACTGTAGGTGCAGGTGATATCATGTACCTTTATAATGTTGCCCACCTTAGATCACATGTAATACAAGCACCTATAGACTTAGAAGTGCATTGGTATAACCCAGAAAACTACCTTCACCATTTTGAGGATCCAGAAACTCTACCAGAAAGAGCAGAGTATTTACTTTCGTTTTATGCGAATGACACAGCAGAGGTTAATATAAATCACGTATTTAATTCCAATAACTACTCGCTCTATTCAAAAAAATTCTCACACTTTCAACAATATGGAGAGATATTAAAAGGGGGAAAACGTCCAAGTAGTATTAAGACAAATGATTGGCATTTCAGAGATATAGATATACCTGTTGTTGATAAAAAGATTACAATATGGCATTCTGCATTAAACAGCGAGTTACCAAGACCTTTTAAAAGAACCTTTAATCTCAAGGAATGGGATCATCTAAAACGAGTATTGGAAATACAAGGATATTCAGTCACCTTTATAGATTACAGAACGCCAATACGTGAAGTGCTATACCACATTGCTAGTTGTGAGTGTATAATATGTTATGAAGGAATGTGGCACTATATATCTAGGAATATGAGTAAACCGATGATTGTCTTGACAAAGGATCTAATCACTGGGTTTCATACACCGGACGCTCTCAAGTATAAAGTGAGAAAGGTCTTGCAACATGAGATCAGTTACTTCTATGATGTAGAAAATAAGATAATTGAAGCTAAACACTTAGCAGAAAAACAAAAGAAAAGAATGAGACTTCTATATGAAAATTGATAGAGCTGTAATAGAGATTAACGGTGGGTGTAACTACACTTGTCAGATGTGCCCACAGACTCATGCTGACGGTACAACAGGCGCACGTGGTAAGAACTGGCTCAAGAAAATGTCTCTTACAGAGTTTGAAGATAATGTTGCTCAGTGCGCAGAAGCAGGACTGAATGTGGTAAACCTAGACGGCTCTGGCGAAGTAACACTGAACCGCAATCTTCCAGAATATATCAAAATCGTAAAGAAATATGGTGCCAAGGCATTCATGTTTAGCAATGGTATGCGGATGTCTGATGGGTTTATGAGAGAGACTGTTGATGCTGGTTGTGATTTCTTTCGGTTCTCTATCGTAGGTTATAATGCAGAACTCTATGCCAAATGGATGAACAGCCCATACTTTAGTAAAGTAATCAGAAACCTACATGAGATGCAAGAGTATGTGACCAAGACAAACTCAGATTGTGTCGTTGCTACATATCATCTTGTTCTTGATAATGACAACATCGACTATGAGGTTGAGCGATATAAGAAGATCGTTGAAGGGGCTGGTGTAAGCACCGAGATCTGGAAGATGCATAACTGGTCTGGTGTTTATGAACCAGAGTATGCAAGAGAAGGCAAACTCAAGACTTGTGGCAGACCTTTCTCGCCTGATGTGGTAATCCGAGCAGGCGGTATTAATGGAGCCAAAGGTGCCGTACATCCTTGCTGTCAAGTATTGGGTAGAGATGATGAAGCAGTCCTTGGTCATATGAGCACTAACACACTTGAAGAGATTTGGTATGGTGAGCCGTATAACCAACTGAGAAAGCAGCACGAGATGGGAGACTTTCCAGACTTCTGTAAGGGCTGTGATTTCCTTATAGATGATCCAGAGGTTCTTGTATACACAAATCACGACAGAAAAAACTACAAGATGCACGGTACGGAATTTGACCTTAATGACTATCGCTAAAACACTACCAATCTATCAGATTGTAATCCCAAACAATCCTATATCAGAATATTACGCAGAGAAATCCGTGGATAGTTTTAATCAATTTGGTTACACGAATATAATTAGAGTAGCTGCCACTACTCCTGATAATATACCAAACTATCTGTTTTTCAGTGATGAGAGAGAATATGATGCCGACAGAACAAGAAAATGGTTGCCAGAGGAAAAGGCAATTTGGTATTCTCATTATAAGATATGGCACAAAATAGCAAAGCAGAATGATCGTCCACACTTAGGACCATCTCTTGTAATTGAACACGACTGTATGATGACGCAAGAATTGCCAGAATATATTACAAAGAAAAGTTTGTGGTCATTTGGTATGACTGAGGATGGTAGAAACCTAGCCGCCTTGGGCTACTATATAAAACCTTCAATGGCGAAGGAACTCTTGTTTGTCAACCGAATTAATATGCCTGTTGATGGGTATCTACATTCTAAGCAAGATCCATGGTATCCTAAAGGTACATTTAAAACAGAATATATAGATACAAATATATGTGCAACACATTATATAAATCCAAATGTAGGCACAACAAAACCGACAGTAGGTAAAAAATGAAACAATTGATCTATCAAGTCTATACTGGTAAACCATCCAAATTATATGATTGGTGTACAGAAAGCGTAGAAGCATACGCAAAGAAAATAGGGGCAGAATATATCTGCCAGCGGCATCCTATCTTAAAAATCAAACCCGATGTTTTCCAAACTAATAGGAGCAAAGAAAGTTATGAAAAGTATGGTGGATTCCTTCCTATATATGAAAAAGAGAATGCGTTTGGATACTTCGACCGATTCCATCAAGTGGCAATTATCGATGCTGATGTGTATATCAGGAGCGATGCTACATCTATATTTGATGATCTACCTCCTGAGTATGACTTTGGTGCCGTAGTAGAAAGAGACATGCCTCTTTCAAAAGCATACGTTAACAAGATTGTAAACTATAGCCGTATGCAATATAAACCATTGCCTAAGATTGATTGGAAATGGAATCAGCGTGGTGGTGAATTTATGAACATGGGTATCATGGTAATGAATAAAAGCTTTTCCAGGTACCTCAAAGGTCAGACGCCTAAAGAGTTTCTACAACGCAGTGAGTTCCAAGGATTCATCAACGGTGATGGTGCTTGGAAATGGTCTACTGATCAAACACTACTAAACTGGTGGATCCGTAAAGAGAAAATGAGTATTAAAAATATGGATTGGAAATGGAACGGACTGTTCTCTGCCAACCAAAAAATATCAGAATGTCACTTTGTGCATTTCTTCCTTAAAGATAAACTACCCAATAAGGGTGAAAACGTGAAAGAGTTGATGGAACAGATATGATTGGACTGCCAAAAGTTTTTATCCACATTCCCAAAAATGGTGGTATGACACTCAGAAGAAACTCAGCACTTAGGGGTAAGATGATTACTGCAGGTCCAGATGTGCATAAGTCTCGTGAGTACACACAGAACGTCAAAGATGTGATGGACAAGCATAGAGACCATCACGGCTTTGAACACGCACGGTGGAGAGACTGTAACCGAAGTCTCTTAGAAGCTCATGGATCTTTCTGTATTATCAGAAACCCTTGGGATCGTGTGGTATCTCGTTATATGTTTATTAAAAAGATTATCGAGGTGGAGAAAAAAGAACCTGGCAGCTATGCAGATGTAAGTTCCTTTGAGGCATTCCTTGAGGAGAGGCATAAGTGGGGTAACGTCAAGTTTATGTGGCACCGAGCCACACGTGGTTGGTATCCAGCACTTGATCATGTTACTGATCTAAAGGGCAACATCATGCCAGACGTATTATCCTTCGAACACTACAATGAAGATATTCCTAAGTATCTTGGGTTGGCAGAAGTACCGAGAGCACGTAATGTAACAGGTTTGCTTGAAGGTTCATATATGGATGTATATACATCAGAAACACGAAACATTGTTGGAGATTGGTATAAGGCTGATGTTGATGCCTTTGGCTATGACTTTGGTAGTGGCCCAACAAAAAATATTTGGAGATTGAAATGAGTGATTTGCTAAAACTATTTGATAAACATAATACAGATAAGGGTAGTCGTAAACACTTTTATCAAGAGGTATATGAACCACACTTTGAAAAGGTGCGAGATAAAAAGATTAATATTTTAGAAATCGGTATTTGGAAAGGTGAATCCACAGCAGCACTGCATGAGTATTTTCCTAATGCTACCATTTACGGTATTGATATTTTTGTTCGCACGAATCCAGAAGATTTGGCTATTTTAAAAGAAGATCGTGTTAAATGGTTTAAAGGTGATACACTTGACCCGATGGTAAAAGAACAATGTAAAAAGGCTTGGCCTTCTATTAAATTTGATTTTATTATTGATGACGGCGCTCATTGGCCAGAAGCAAATCGACTTACATTTAAACACCTTAGTCACCTACTGAAAAAAGAAGGTAAATATTTTGTAGAAGATGTATGGCCTTTTGATATTATGGATTTTCAAGATATGAATCACGCTTGGATTAAGAAAAAACCAGAAAGATATAATTTAGCTGCATATAGTAAATTCATGAATGAAATTGATTACGGATTCTCAAGTAAACTATATGATGTTAGACAGAAACGTCAATTGGCAAAAGGCAAAAAAGGCAAACCAGAATGGGTACCTGACAGCACTATTATGATGGTTGAACATGCAAATACCACTTCCGCTTGAGGTAGATAAACCAACACTTGAAAAAGTAATAAAGAGAGTAAAATATAGAATGGACGCATATATCATATCAATCACCAATAACCACGAAAGCACAGTTGCTACTCGTAGGCTTATGCTGTCCATCAAAGACAGTAAGTCTGATATTAATGCGTTTGTTTATGATGCGGTAACACCAAGAAATTTAGAGGAGAGCATGAATAAGGTGTTTCCGAAGTCATCAATTTTACCACCTATTAGTTATACATATCCGACAGAGGGCACTCGCTTCGATATGAAATCAGGTCTACAATTGAGTGCATATCCTACAAAGGATCTCCGCAAGAGAATTGCATGTTTTATGAGTCACTATAACCTATGGCTGAAATGTATTACAGATGATAAGCCTATCATGATACTTGAACACGATGCACTATTCACAGATAAATTTCAATACTCTAAAATAGAGGATAGGTTTAAAGGAGATATTCTAGCACTAAACTCCCCACTTGGCGCAACTCGACGGGCTTCTCTTTACAGAGATAAAATAAGAGAAATAGTTGATAAGAAAGCTAAAAAGCCTAAAGATAATATATCCATTGTCCTTGTGCCTTGGATTGATGATAAAATTGTTCCACAAGGTTTACCAGGAAATAGCGCATATATAATTAAACCAGCAGGAGCTAAGAAATTAATTGAACTCACTGCTGAACATGGCATTTGGCCTAATGATGCTATTATGTGTAAACAACTGATGCCAGGGAAACTTCAACAAGTTTACCCTTGGTATACAAAGGTACAGAAAATTGATTCGCATACATCCAAATAGACACATACTGATCCACATACCTAAAAACGGTGGTACAAGTATCCGTGAAAACTCTCATAATGTTGTACATGTAAATAACCAAATGGTGGATCGAAGGTTTCTTACGCCTGATCATCTACCTCAAATGGTACATCATACGCCAGCAACATATTTACAAAGAGAGTTAAGATCACATCCAAAGGTAGCAGTAGTGCGAAACCCTTGGTCAAGGCTTGTATCTCTATATGAGCATGCCGATCATTTAAGAGAGAATGGAGTTGGGGAATATTTTCAAAGAGACAAGATCTCTTGGGATGAGTTCATTGATCGTATAGAGGTGTATGCCCATACCTCACATTTTTACTACAACCACCCATATGATCATTTTGGATCACAATGGGATTGGCTAACACGAGAGGTTAAGCTTCTCAGATATGAGCACTTGGCAGAAGATTATGAGAACCTATTTGGAATAGAACTCGAAACTTATGCGAACAAAGGTGTTTACAAAGAGGACTATAAGTGTTACTATAGTACAGACCAAATACAAAAGGTGCGTGATTGGTTCAGAATAGACATTCACAAGTTTGGATGGGACTTTGAAACCACTGCAAGGAACGTGAGATGAGAAAAGCATACGTTATTACTATTCTTAACAATGAGAGATCAGTACAAGTGGCTGAACGGTGTATCAAGTCTGGCAAAAAGCATGGACTTGAAATAGAAAAATGGAAAGCAACTATACCAAAAGATAATCCAGAAAAGATTATGAAAGAGTATGGCATCAACCCACAAGCATTTGATGAGGTGTATTCTCGTACAGATAATTGTATGGCGGCATTTTTATCACACTATTCCTTGTGGAAGAAGGCTGTAGAGGATAAGATTGATGTACTGATCTTTGAGCACGATGCCGTGATAGTAGATACAATCCCAGAAGTCAATGGTTACCAAGGGTGCATTACATTTGGCAAGCCATCATACGGTAAGTTTAATATCCCTAGATACTTGGGCGTACAAGAACTACAGCATAAGAAATATTTTGGTGGAGCACATGCCTATCAAGTATCATGGCAAGCAGCCGAGGTTCTAATCAAGAAAGCAAAGAGCCAAGCAGCACCCACAGATGTATACCTTCACCTAGATAATTTTAGATTCCTACAAGAGTATTATCCATGGCCCGTTGAGGCAAGAGATAGTTTTACAACAATACAAGTTGAGAAAGGGTGTTTGGCAAAGCACAAATACAATAAGGAAACCTATGACATTATCTGAGCGCACATTTATAACAGGAGTTGACCAGAACACTCAGTGGATGCTACCATGGTTTATGTACAACTTTAAAAAGCATAACAAAGGAGAGAAGATTCTTGTATATGATTTTGGTATGACGCCTGATATGGCTGGCCAGTACGCCGCTATAAAACTGGAGATAGTGGCTAGGGGTTGGTTCAAGAAACCAGCAGCCATGTTACATCAGAGTAAACAGTCAAAGATGACTTGTTGGATCGACTCAGACTGTGAGATATTGGGAGACATATCTGGCATATGGGATTGCATTGTTCCGAAAAAACTTCTTATGGTTGAGGATAAACCTTGGTCTATGCGTAGTGGAATTAAATGGCACAACTCTGGTGTGGTAGGGTTTGAAGGAACTCCACAGATACTCAGAGAATGGGAACACCAATGCGCTGTACCAGCACAGTCTGGAGACCAAGAGGTTTTGCATCATATGATTGGCAACAACGATATAATGAAGATGTCTCTTATTGAAGATTTGCCTAATAAATACAACGTGCTCCGATTACAGAAATCTGATAAAACGGAGCCGAAACAAAAACTCATTTTACATCATACAGGCAAAAAAGGTAAACTGCACATTGAAAGGTTGATTAATGGCTAGAACAGTACATGTCATAGGTAACGGTGATCAAGCCGTAAGATATAAACATCAAAAAGGTATTAAGATTACGTGTAACCTGCCACCGTTTAATGTGGAAGGTGTATATGCAACGTGCCTTGTAGATTTTAAGATTATGAATGCTATGCATATGCAAGAGATTGTAATTCCTGGTGATTGGATCTTAGGTTTCAGACCACACAAATACCTAGAGATGAATCCAGATCTTCGCATCCGTTGGGCTTCTCAGATCCGAGATTACTTTACAGATAAGCCATCGTATGCTCCAACACTCACTGATTGGAACTGCGGTCACATGGCTGTAAGGTATGCTTGCCTTCCAGAAAAAATCAATGGTGATACTATTCACTTGTATGGATTTGATTCCATCTTTGATATGAATCTCAAGAGTTGTTCAGATTTCTACTTGAACAGCGATAGATCTGATATGAACCAAGTGCGCCTCGCTAATAATTGGCGTCCTATTTGGGTAAAGTTATTTGAAGAGTTTCCAGACAAACAGTTTGTTCTGCACCACAATCACACTACAGCTAGAATCCCTTTGCCAGAGAATGTAGAAATCAATACAAAATGATAACAGTTCTATACTCCAACCCTGCTGCCGAAGAAAGACAGGTTTGGTTACCCTATGCTTGGGGTAGGTTTAGAGAGTATTGTGACTATCAAAGTAATCACGATTTAACACAAGTAAAATGGTTACCGCCTCTTATAGAAGGGTGGTTTGATGTTAATCGTCTTTTGGAAGAACATAACCTAAAAAATGTTGATGTACTATTATTATCGTTCTATGTCTGGAACGAAGAAAGACAACTGGAAATTGCCAAGAGAGCAAGAGCGGCAAACCCTAATATCCTTATTCTTGCTGGTGGACCACAGGCGCAATACAGACCACACCAAAATACAAAAGCATACGAAGTCTGTGATTGGATCACTCCTTGGGAAGGCGAGGATCTTCTCGCTACAATTCTTTACCAAAAGGTAAATGGTCTAACCGTTGAACATGATTTACTTGTAGATCCTAGGTACCCTGTAGATAAAGTATCAGCGAAAAGACTTATTTTAAAAAAGTTTCAATCTCCATATAAGTTATATTGGGATGAGTATGTTCACATTGCACAAACTATTAAAGACCGACATGGTTCACTATTTACAATGTGGGAGACCAACAGAGGTTGCCCATATAAATGTGCGTTCTGCGATTGGGGTTCTGCCACATCAGATAAGATCCGTAGACTGACCGAAGATACCGTTATGGAGGACCTTGAGGCATTTTCAAAACTAGGTGTTACCTATGTGTTCAATGCCGATGCCAACTTTGGTATATTCAAGGATGATATCAAGTACATTGAGAGAGCGGTAGAACTTAAGAACAGCACTGGCTATCCACAAGAGATCCAGTTCTCGGCAGCAAAGAATAAGAAAGAAGTTAGCAACCAAGCCCATAAATTACTTTATGAGGCTAACATGTGTACAGGTGCTCAAATATCCTATCAGCATACAGATGATGCTGTACTCGATGCCATCGACCGTTCTAATATCAGACAAGACAAGCTACAAGAGGAACTGAACGAAGCGTTCAAGAACAATATCCCTCTTGTTGGAGTATCCATTCTCGGAAACCCAGGCGATACAGTGGAGAAGTGGAAGCACAATCTTGGCTATATGCTAGAGATTGGGTTTCATCATGATCTACGTGTCCATGACTTCATGCTATTGCCAAATGCTCCAGCCGCAGATCCAGAGTATATTCAGAAATATGGCATCAAGACAACACGGCTGAGGAACGAGAACTCTACATTTAAAACACTATATCACTCCGAGTTTGTCACTGAAACCAATACATATTCTAAGGATGACTATGCTGATATGCAAGCATTCACTCAGTTTCTGATTGGGTTTCATATACTCAATATAAGCAAATTTGTGTCTCACTTTGCTCGGCATTATTATACAGTAAGTTATGGTGAGTTTTATGATAAGCTATCTCAGATGCCTACATGTAATAAAATCTATAATGAAGTTAAAGATCATATGCACAAATATGTTGCAGGTGAAGTAGATTCAAAGGCAATAATGTTTCGTGGAAATAAGCTTCAAGCAGATATGTATGTAAAATACCGAGCAATAGAATTACTTGAAGGTGTGTTAGATGATGTAACGGCTTTGATGCAGCAACTCACCCCTATGTCTGATGATAAATTAAAAGATATGATGAAAGCACAATATATGACCATTGTTTCGTGGAGAAAGCCAAGGCAGTTAGAAATGCAATACAATTTTTCTGAGATATTTAAAATGCTGAATGATCTGATCCCTGGAGAACGAAGCAATCTGATGGACATAGAACCTAAACGAAGAAAGGTTAAGATAAACAAGTTTAGAATAGGTACACAGTTTCCAGAGGATATTAATTCATTTTTCTCTTTTGAAAAGTTTAGAGACCTATTTGAAATAAAGAACCAAGCAAATAAACGTGAGGGTATGTCTCACTATCCACAGTCACTGGAGTTATAATGAGAAAAGAAATGACCTTTTGGGGTAACTCTATTGAGAAACACGATGCTCATACACGAATAAAGAAAATGCACAAGTGGACCTTTACTACTGAAAGTGGTAAAGAATATATGGATTTAGTTTGGGGTAATACAGCTCCTATGGGAGCACTGAATACTCGTATGGCACTCGCTGTTCACAATGGAGTTTTAAACTGGACACGAACACCTTCTACACGTGGTCTGACATGTGATATGCAAATAGAATTATCTGAAGCTTTGTGCGGAAGTGATTGGGCAGGATTTACATGGGCAGTATCTGGATCTGATGCAGTAGATCAAGCAATACTCATATCCGATGAATACTGGAAATCTTTAAATCAAGTAAAGCCTACAATCGTTTCTCTGTCTCCATCATATCACGGTAACACATATTTGGCAAGATCAATGAGTGATTTGAATTTGCCTCTTGGTAGAATGTCTAGAACCAAAGTATTAAAACCCATTGAAAAGAATATGGATACTGAAGAAGAAAAGAAGCTTCTATTTCGGTTAGAGCGAGAATTTAAATCTGGTGGTGTAGGGTGCTTTATTATAGAGCCTGTATTAATACATGCTGGAGTCATAACACTATCTGAATTTTGTTGGATTAATATACGCAGACTATGTAACAATTACCATGTTATTCTGATCACAGATGATATAAGTTCTGGTTGTGGTAAACTCGGTTCTTGGCATTCGACTCATACAGCACAATACGGTCAACAATCTGATATTAATATTTTAGGTAAAGCTCTCACTGGTGGATATGCACCTCTTGCCATGACATTCTCAAAAGAATTTATTTGGGATAGGGTAAGGACAAAGCTCTTATTCGGCAACAGCCACTACCCATTTATGGGTGGAGTAGCAGCAGCTCTTGAATACAAAAAAATAGTGGAAGCAAGATACCTATTCTATAAGATAGATGAAAAGATGCGTAGGGTTGCAGAGTTGCTCCCAAGCAAGACAAATTCTAAAGGATTACTGAATCATATATACTTTGATGAGCCAAAGGATTATAAAGAAATACTAGATTGTGGTATATTTCATCCAGTACGTTCTGATAAGATAGATGGTATAAGATTTATAATTCCTGTCGGTGCTGATGATGAATATTGGAAAAAATTATTACCAAGGTTGGATAAGCTATGCTCGACGTTGGCAAGCTAAGTATGGTGTAAAAGTCTTCTCTTGAGTGTTTACATATATAAGTTTTTGTGTTATAATAATTACATAAATAAGGAGATTCAATATGGTAGATAAGTTAATGACAGACGCAGCTAAGTGGCACGGTATCTCTGTAGAGGAACTACGCCGCCGCCTAACAGAAAATGGAGAACCATTGGTGCACTTATACTATGTACAGAAATATGGTGATGACTTTATCTAATGGAAGATGGAATAACAAAAAAGCTTATTCTACTCAGTGACTTTATAGACTCCAGGGTTCGTAAAGAAAAGGAGTTGGAATATTACCAAAAACAGCTAGAAGAAATACAAGATAAGATGTATTGGTTGAACCGAGAACTAGAGTTGACCAATACCATTATTAGCCTTGTCGAATCCGATAAAATTGTTGACGTAAGAGAAAATCTGATTGGAAAAGCAAATGATAACAAACGAGATGGAATTTGATGAAACCGTAACAACCGTTATGGATGACCTTGGTATGTATGAAGACATTCAAATCTTCATAGACGACAATGAGGTTTATATCAGGCAATACAATGACCACACTGATAAACACGATTTGGTTGTTATGAGTTGTGAGATGTATTATCAGATGATTAAGGCAATGAGGCTACCAGAGGGCTTATTCCAATTCACTTTTACAGACAATGCTGGTAATGTTAAAACTAAAAAAATATAGGGTAACTGCGTGGTTTAAGAGTCATAAAGTATCACAAGAGTTTTATGATGTACACGATGCAATTGAATATCGTGATCATGTTGATGCTTACTATCCCACAAAGGTAATATTTAGAACCGTAACATAAATGTTACACTTATAGGGTATTTAGAAAAAAGTTTTAAAAAGTGTTAATTAGGTGTTTACATCTGTGCCTACATGTGATATATTAAATTATCAAATGAGAAAAAGGAAACACAATATGAAACTTTCAATCAACGAAGACATCATCCGCTCTTTCAACAAAGCAATCCGTAATGAATTCAACCTGAATCCTGGGTTTGGTACTACAGACTTTTGGAACTTTGTTGAATCCGATATGTATATGGAATTGTCCGAAAGATATAATTCAGCATATATTGATGCATGTTTCGAATTTCTTGCCGAGCAAGCTGATGAGCAGTTTGATCTTGCTCGCATCCAAGATGGTGAACCAATTTATAAAATGGGTCTGGTTACAGTAGGAGTTGAAGCATGATGGTTACATTGAACCTGTTGAAAAAAGACATCACTGAGATTTACGTGGAGGGCATCGACATGATGGATTATCCTGATTTTTGTGATGCTTATATTGAGTCTGCCATGATTGATGGTGTAGAAGCTACTGAGGCAGAACTTGAGGATTTGAATTCAGAAAGTTCATTTCTTTACGAATGCATTCACAATCAAATTCACTAAGGGAGATGGGAGATACATAATGAAAAATACAGTATCAGAACAAATTTCAACCAAGGGCACATACCTTGGCTATTTCGAACCAGAGACACATACAACAAATGTGAACAATGATAAACCATCCCGTTCATATGAGCGTCTTGTTTTTCGTCGTGCCGATGGGATTGAGCGCCGTGATTTAATTTCAATGGGTGATATTGTTTATGGCATGTATGTTGATAATAAACTTGTCAAGATTGGTAAAGCAGGTGGTGCACTGGGTTGGGTGGTACGTGCAAGCACATATGCTGTTGATCCTGCTGGTGAGGCAACGAACCGTAAAATCTTGAAACATCTTGCTGAGGACTTTAAAACCAAAAATCCAAAAATCTATGTTTATGGTTTATCTGTTCCTCGCATTAAAAATACATTCTTTTGTTCTATCACTCAAGAGACTATTGATATTGAGTTGCCACAGAATGGTGAAGTTGAAACTCATTTAACGGCAGTTGCAGAGGAACAAGGTGAGGACCTTATTTTCTGTACACAGAAAGTATGAGTATGCATATGATCCGTGGTGTGCAAATCCACGGTAAATCAAAAAGAAAGCGTAAACCGGGTTGGCAAAAGGCAATTGCCGACCATGAAAAAAGGTTAAAAGAACTTGGTGTCACTGGTAAAGGTGGTAATGCCCATCTTGATATACCAGATTATAATACTGGACCTCGTATGACTTCTGACAAAGTTGCTGGCAATGGTACCCGTAAAGAACAGAATAAATACACGGGTAATGAAATTGCTGGTATTGTGACTACACATAAATCCAATCTTATGCCTGTGCGTAAGGATAACAAGCAGTCATTCAAAGATGCTGCTAACATGCGGAGATAAGTAATGGGTAAGTCGAGTGTCGAGTGGCAAGAACTTCATGGTCTGCGCACTTATTTGCAGCATCTAAGGCATGTCAAGGTCAATGCAAATGGCAATAAATTAATAGAAATTAATGTTGCTATTAGTATGGCAGATGAGCGAATCAGAGAACTTGAAGATAAGGGTGTATAATGTTAGAATTTGACGTGGATTATTCTAAGGAAATCCGTAACAGAATTAAATTATCTGTTGCAGCATATGCATACGAATATAAAGATGATCCAATAATGTCAGATGCGGAATTTGATTCTCTTTCATTAAAAATAAACCCAGGTGAGAAAACTGGCAACAAGAAGATGGACAACTTTTTTAAAAAGAATTTTGAACCAGACACTGGAATGTGGATCAGAAATCATCCAGAAAAACATCACTTAGACTATCTATATCAAACATATTATAAGGAGAAACAAAATGATTAAGGGCTTAACAATTTGCGCTATACTTTTAACCGCAACTTCAGTAGAAGCTGCCGGAAAGGTAAATGCTACAATAAACCACGTATATAAAAATGTTTGGGATACACGCCCCACTACATCACTTCAGTGTTATAATAAAGAAGTTCCTGTGTATGGCACAGTTCAGCGGCAAGGTGACGCAGTTGGTGGCGCACTACTTGGTATGATTATTGGTGGTGTGGCAGGTAAGGCCATCTCTGGCAAAGATAAAGGTGCTGCTGGCGGTGCTGTGATTGGTGGATTAATTGGTGCCGACCGAGGTTCTAAACCTAAGAGTAAAACAGTCATCACTGGTTATCGTAATGAACGTGTATGTGAAGATGTTACCACATATGAAGATGTGAAAGTAAAGGCATATAGCCATTCTGTTATTAAATGGCGTGAGAACGGACGTATATATAGTCTTGAATTTCAACGATAACCTAACAAATTGGACACGTAGCTCAGCTGGATAGAGCAAGTGCCTTCTAAGCACTAGGCCGAGGGTTCGAATCCTTCCGTGTTCACCAAATTGCACCTGTAGCTCAGTTGGTTAGAGCAGAGCGCTCATAACGCTTTGGTCGTAGGTTCGAGTCCTACTGGGTGCACCAAGCGAGCATGGCGGAATAGGTAGACGCAACGGACTTAAAATTCGTTATCATTATGGTGTGTGGGTTCGAGTCCCTCTGCTCGCACCAAATTATTGCACTCATGGCTCAAATGGTAGAGCAACTGATTTGTAATCAGTAGGTTGTAGGTTCGAGTCCTACTGAGTGCACCAAAACAAAAAGGAAAATAAACATGGATCCATTTTTTGCATTTATAATGATGGTGAGTAGCATTGTTCATTTTGATAAGATGAACACGCTCAAAACAGAAAACGCATCATTAGAACAAAAGGTTAATACACTCAAGTATGCAACAGAAGATCTTTATGTAAAGTATGAGAATGATTTCATCAGGCTGTCTGCCGTAAGCGCTGCAGCAACTGCACGGCGTGCGCATGATATTGACGTCAATAAAGAGGATATCGATGGCAATAAGATTGAGATCCAACTGCTACATAATCAAGTAGAATATCTAATGGAGAGGTAATAATGTTTCGGCGTCAGAAAAAAGAAATTTTATGTTCTGAACCATTAGTGAGTGTTATAAAGGGTTTTATGAGTCATTCAGATTGCGATGAACTTATTAAATTTGTTGCAGATGATTTACGTAAATCAAAAGAAACCCATTTCGACGGAACAACAACAGCCACAACTGCCAGGACGGGTAGTGAAAAAGTCATAAGTGATGAAAAATGTGGAGCCAACAAAAGACAAAGAAGGGCTTTATCAAAATTAATTGATATAAAAAAATGTTTTTTTGAACACAGTGTTATCATAAACTATAAAGATGGACAACAATATAAACCACACTTTGATCAAGGAGAAGGTCTCGAGTACAAAAGGCTTGCAACTGCAATCTGTTATTTAAATGATGTAGAAGAAGGTGGTGAAACTGTTTTTCCAAAACTCAACATAACAGTAAAACCACAAAAAGGGGATTTGTTATATTTTAAATATAACTATCCTGATAATAATATTAATAGGCTTACCTATCATGGGGGAAGACCTGTTTTACCAAATCACGAAAAGTGGATACACACAACGTGGATATGTGAAAAAAGAGTATAACTCGGTGTAGCGCAGTCTGGTAGCGCATCTGCTTTGGGAGCAGAGGGTCGTAGGTTCAAATCCTTCCACCGAGACCAATAAGGTACAGGAGATAGTAAGAAAATGGCAAAGTGGTCAAACAAAGAATGGGGATCAGATCCCAGAGAAAAAGGAAATAGTATGAAAGAACAATTGATTAAGGCATGTCGTATGCATGCAGAAGGTGATCGTGAACGTGCGAAAACTAATATTATGGTCTATATGAATCAGTCCGTGGGCATTGGTGAGCACAGTGATATTGTAGAAGCCATTCAGGAAGAGCTGGATAAGATGGCTGCTGCTGAAGACCGTATCGAAATGCTAGAACGCTACTTCATGGACAAATGAAACAAAAAGTAGCAATCACTGGACATATGAATGGGCTTGGTAAGGCGTTCGCACGACTCCTACCAAACACCATTGGGTTTGATATCATGGACAACTACGTTGGAAGCTACGATATCACAAAAGACTACAATCAAATAGCAGAAAAAGCCCACGACTGTGATGTGTTCATTAACAACGCATACGACGGTCGTGGGCAGATTCTTATGCATAGTGCTATAGAACAACAATACAAGAATACCAATAAACTGATCATCAACATATCCTCACTCACAACAGATCTATATCCCGAGCGTAATGATGAGTACGCTCAAGTAAAGCGTAACCTAGAGAAGATAAGTAGACATGCAAGGTGTCGGTGCGAATGCATTCAAGTCCCTCTCATGAACACTCAACTCGCAAACGGAAAGAAGCATGCTAAAACACACAAGATCAATGCTGATATCGTAGCAAAGGCAATCATACAGTGGCATATTTCTTAGTATCTTTTCTATGGTGGATATTCTTATCATCTGCTATAGTATCGGCTGGTTACCATAGATATTTTGCACACCGAGCATTTAAGGTAAACCCTTGGTATGAATATTTGGTATTGTTACTAGGGCCTTTATCAGGATCCGGTCCAGCACTCGGTTGGGTTGGGATACACAGGCTACATCACAATCACTCTGATACAGATAAAGATCCACACTCACCAAAATTTGTGGCCAAGTGGAAAGTGCTTACATCTATGTTTGCAGTTCCTGCTATACCAAGGAGAGTGGTAAAGGATCTTTTAAGAAATAAAAAGGTTGTGTGGTTCTATAAAAACCATAAAAGAATAAGGTGCGTCTCCTTGGTATTCTTTTTAATTGTGTTTGGTTATATCTGGACCTTTTGGTTATTCTTTATGCCTATGGTCTACGGTTATGTTGGATATGGGCTACTGAATACCTATTGCCATACAAAAGAAAAGGTACGCAATCTGTGGTGGGTTAATATACTCACGGGCGGAGAAGGTTGGCATGCAAACCATCATGATGATCCACGTAATTGGAGAATAGGTAAACGTTGGTATGAAATTGACACGGGAGCTTGGTGGATATGGTTAATCAAAAAATCCTAACACTTGATGAATATGGTAAGGACAGATTTGTAAAAGAATTAAAAAGATTAGGCGAACAGAATAATCTGTACGACAAGCGTAACAGAGAATGGTTCGAAATTCTACCAAACAGCTTTGAGAAATATATTGATTGGTTCTTCCTATTTGATGGCGATAACCCTATGGCATTTTCAACCATACAGAAATACTATGATGGCTGCTATAGAGTATTGACACGTACATACATCTATAGGGATTACAGAAGATTCACAAACCCTAAGGTTGATACCTTTCTGAGCCCAACTATGCGGTTGCTCCCATATCAATTAGAGTATCTGACAGGATATGATACAGCGTTTGTTTCTATGCAGGGAACGAATAGGAGAGATGCTTTAAAACGCTTTAAAACTAAAATAGAACATCATACAAAAGACAATTGGCACCTATCATGTGATATGTTACAGACATGTGGTGGCGGTAAGGACTGTTGGCAGAATGTGATATATAAAGGTATAGAACCAGAACTTAACAATATGAGTATAGAAGAATATGACCGAATGTTTAATACAGAAAAGTAAAAGAACTCGTGTTGGAGGTACTGGTCCTCGGCGTAACAAACTTCTGACTGTGTGTAAAATAGGTGAAGCTCCGATACGAGTTGTGGACGAACTGAACTACATCCTAGACACTCATAGTGGTAATGACATCGGTGGAGACAATTACGGCATTAGTCAAAACTGTGATTACGAAGATGTATTCAATGTACAAGATAAGTACAGACAAATTCTTTTGCAGAAGAAACAAGAATCAGCAGAAGATGATGTGAATGAATATCTCTATACCAAGTGGGATCCTTTATATAGTACACGTTATACAACACCCTTCTTGAATACTCTTTTTAAGAATGTTTATCGTTTCAGAATGAGTGAAATGAAAGGTGACCACGAACTGAACTGGCATATAGATGCTGATACGAGTGTGATTTGCAGAGCACAAATTTGTTTATCTGATTCTGATTCAGTATTAGAGTTTCGTGATAAACAGGGAATCCATAAACTTGTAATGCAAAAAGGTGATCTATGGTTCATTAATACAGGATGGAATCATAGGGTTGTGAATGGTAATAATATCAGGCGCAGTGCTATATTCGGTTTTCATTATGATGACTTGAAAAACAATGGTGTGCTTGATGCCGTCTGAAAGATTTATGATTCAGCTAATGGATAGGGTTGCTACGTATGCTTGGGCAGGTGAGGAATCAAATTTAGAATGTTTCAGAAAAGGCCAGATTCAGAGTAAAGAATGGTTGGTATATGAAATCAACAAATTTAAGAAAGATTTTAAAAAAGTTGCTGTTCTAGGATCTTGGGATTCTATTCTACTGTATGAATTAATGACAGTATCTGGTAAAGTAGAACACTGGGATTTCTATGATATGGAACAAGGTTGTCATAAGAGGCGTGACAAGTATTTTGACATTAATGGTATGTCTCCAAATTATAATTCCTTTACTGCAGATGTGACAGAAATTTTTAATGACGAAAACTTGTGCTCTCAATATGATTTAATTATTAATCCATCGGCAGAACATATGAAAGACATACCTGCACAAAAAGGCCCCTTGTATGCAATTACATCTAATAATTATCACGAGGTATCTGAGCATATTAATACCATAGAGGACTATAGAGATTTAGCTGTAAAAAACAATATAAATAGTGTATTATATGAAGGTGAATTAAAATTACCTTTATATACAAGGTTTTGCACCGTAGGATATAAAGATGTCAGAAATATTTGATTTTGGTTTTACTGCAGTAACAGAGGACGAACTCTCTACTGTAAAAGAAGCCAATGAAACAGCAATAGCATTAAGCGAACAGACAGACAGTAAACAGAACCAACTGGATTCACTGTTTAACGCTATTGTACCTCTCCTTAATAATCTTAAAATGAATCCAGAAAAAGAGTACATCTTATGGCCAGATCGTTTGGCAAAGGTGGAACAATTCGAAGATATGTTGCAGAAGATATATAAAGGATGATGATATGAATACAATGTGGTCAGCGCTTATTATGATATGTGCACTGAACTCTAATGGAGAGCTTACATATGAATGTCAAGCTACGGTCTCGAAAGATGTTTGGAGATCCGAAGATGCTTGTATGAATACAATTGCACAGGGTCTCACCTTGGCTCTTGATCTTGCACCAAAGGCAGCAGTAAGGGATTTTCATTGTTATGAGTGGGAGCGCCAAAGGCATACTCCAGATAAGTCCAAAACATAATACCCTATCCTCAACTCAATACTCTTTATTATACCACGAATTACCATAATTGTAAACCCCTAAAATGCATACAGATGGTAAATTAATATTTCAATATATTTCTAAAAAAGTTACCAAAAAGGTGTTTACATCTATGCCTACATGTGGTATAGTAACAGAGTCAAAAGGAGAAACATATGACTGATTTCGAATGGGAAGTGATCGAAGATATTTACACTTGGGCAAATGCCACAAACTTCGATATTGAAGCGGATCGGAAAACCATGATCGATGCATATTGGGAAGCTTACTTTAGTGTATCATAATTGTAACAGCTATAACTTTTTTAAAAAAAGGTGCAATTAGTTGTTTACAAATCAATCATGCTATGATATGATACCTATATCAAATGAGGAATATAATATGCTTACAGAAACACAAATGTCCGACCGTCTTGAACTGATTCGCAAGATTGCTAAAAAACGTGATCGTCAAGCCGCTTTTAAAGCTCGTATCAAAGCTAAAGCAGCGCAAACTGTTGGTTGGATGGATGAGGTAGAAAAGCCTGCCAAAGCGCCTACACAAAATCTTACTGAGAAGTACGATGGTTACAATGAGAACCATTATACGGATGCTTCGAAATATGCCAAAGAGCACTATGGTGAACGCTATAATCAGACCACTCGGTTTGATAATGATTGGGGAGATTATTAATGACAGATACTGCCCAGATTGAAATGCGGCTGAACAGGGCAAGTGATAAAATCTCTCGGTTGAAAGGCGAAGTTAACTCTCTTAAGGACACAGTAAAGAAACTAGAGATTCAACTTAATGCTTATATAGAAGCCGAGTATCAACGACGTCTTGCTAACTATGGCTTGAAGAAGTGAAACCGAATGATTTGTTTAAATTAACTGTCGATGATATTGACCTTATTGAGTCGTCTCTCAGAAAGGCAATCAAAGACAACACAGAGGAAGCAACTCTTATCATAGACTTGCTTGCTCGTATTCACCACCAGAAAAACTGGTACAGACCTGAAAAATATATCGGAGGATAATATATGATGACACGAAATGAAATGATGGAGATGCTTCAGGCAAGCACATGTCAAGTTGACTTTACAAAGGTTAATGGTGACACACGTAATATGACCTGTACACTACGTGAGGATCTTATTCCTACTCCTATTAAATCAGACCCTATTACACAGAAGGCAGTACGTGCCGTAAGTGAGGAAGTGATTCCTGTATGGGATGTAAATGCAGAAGGTTGGCGCTCATTCCGAGTGAACTCTGTTACTGGGTTTAATGTAGCATGATAATTGATGGGGCTCTACTTAATATACTTTATACTATTGCTATTGGCCTTTGTGCATTTATGCTGGGTAGAGCCTCAACTAATTTTAAAAAGAAGCTAGAGGAATCAGTTGAAATCACAATTGATATTCTAGCTTCTAAAAACTATGTCCGTAAAAAGTGGGCAGATGGCGAGTGGCATCTTCTGGACCTAGAGGAGGTCTATAAAGAAGGTTACGAAGCAGGGTGTAACAATTATGTTACATCGTATAGTAAAATTAAAAAAGTTTAAATAAAGTGTTTACATCTAACCCGATTTGGTATAGTATTAATTATCAAATGAGGAGAATTATTAATGGCACCACGTAAGAAAAAAGTACTACCTAGAGCTCGTCGTACGGGTTTAGCAGCGGCACCTACTGATTCTGGTTACCGTTGGTTTGCTTCTTATGTACGCCTTGAAGTGGATAAGAAAGATATTGCGGGTATTACTCGTAATTGGATTCGTAATAACTTTGAAGGCAAAAAACTTAAATTTATGCTGGATGGACCTGACTGGGTTTATGGTGGCTTATATGATATTGCATCAATAATTGAATGGGTTATTAACCGAGGTAATGATGTGCCTAAAGGTTATAATATGGACAAACTGCTTAGTGATTATACTCAGAAAGTTGAAAAGTGGGTTACACTACGTCAAGAGGAGCGTGCCAAAACAACTGATGAGGAAGTTGTTAAAAATAATGTGGTTCAGTTAAACCCAATGGAAAAGCAACAGCGTGCCGGCAGAACTCTTATTGCTGACTTAGAAGGTATGCTTGACCTATGGGAAAGACATAAAGACACAAATGTGTATGAAAAACTTCTCTCTGAGAATGCCACTACTGTTGGTGCTAACATGGTTCTCAAATATTACATTCCACTTCAAGCAGAACTTGAGGAGTTGATCAATAAGAAAACTCCTGATCTTGTAGAGGGTTATCAGCATATGAAACCTAAGAAACAAAAAGAGTTGCTTGCCTTTGTTTCTAATATGATTTCAGATACAGAGAAATATATCTTGTCTAAAAAGGCAGTTCGTTCTATCCGTAAACCTCGTGTGAAGTCTGCCGATAAACAGATTGCAAAATTAAACTATTACAAAGCGTCTAAAGAATATAAACTTACTTCGATTAACCCAATGTCTATTGTCGGTGCATTCCGTCTGTATACCTTTAATACAAAGTACAAGCAGATCACTGAATATGTCTCACATGGACCAAAAGGCTTTGAGGTTAAAGGCTCTACTCTACAGCATGTAGACCTAGAACAATCCCGTACAACATCATTGCGGAAACCAGACGTAAGTCTGCCGATATTCCAGACAAAGACAATCAGGCAAATTGATCAGCACTGGAAATCACTCACAACAAAAACCCGTGTCCCGAATGCACGTCTTAATAAGGACACTATTATATTGAGGGTACTCGATAGATGAAAGAATTTTTAACACGATCAATTTTTACCAAGATGGTTGAAGAGGCTGTCTTGGATAAAAAAATGGACTACATGGATGCAATACTTCTTATATGTGAAAAGAATGATATTGATCCAGAGGGAGTCAAGAAATTTATTTCGGTTCCAATACGAAATAAGATAGAGGCAGAAGCTAAAAAATTAAACCTTTTGCCTCGGGAAAATGAATTGGATTTTATATAAATAATGTGTTTACAAAACACCTTTATTATGATATGATAAACATATTACAGCAACACTACAGCACATATAAGGAAATAAACATATGTCTTTTTCAAACTTAAAACGCAACCGTGGCGGCATCGAAAAACTAATCAATGCAGCCGAATCAGCAGGTGGTGGTGCCACTAAGTCCTATCAAGATGACCGCATTTGGAAACCTACAGTAGATAAAGTGGGTAACGGATATGCGGTACTTCGTTTCTTACCAGCAGGTGAGGGTCAAGAACTACCTTGGGTTCGTTATTGGGATCACGGTTTCAAAGGCTCTACAGGTAAGTGGTACATCGAGCGTTCACTTACATCTATTGGTCAAGATGACCCAGTGGGTGAATTAAACTCGAAACTATGGAACTCTGGCATTGATGCAGATAAAGAGGTAGCACGTAAACAGAAACGTCGCCTACATTATGTTTCTAATGTTCTTGTTGTATCAGATCCGGGTAACCCTTCTAACGAAGGTAAGGTCTTTATGTACCAGTTCGGTAAGAAAATCTTTGACAAGATTATGGATGTTATGCAACCACAATTCCAAGATGAGAAACCAATCAACCCATTTGATTTCTGGGAAGGTGCAAACTTCAAATTAAAAATCCGTCAAGTAGAAGGTTATCGTAACTATGATAAATCTGAATTTGAAGGAATGTCAGATCTTGGTACCGACGAATACTGTGAAGGCATTTACAACTCGATGCATGACCTAGGAGAATATTCTGATCCTAAACACTACAAATCCTATGCAGAACTCAAGACAAAACTTGAGAGTGTACTAGGTACAACTGGCATGATGTCGATGAGTGATGAGATGAAACTCAACACAGAAACAGCAGCTGCTCCTATGCGGGAGATGCCTGCTCAATCAATCACAGAGGTCACAGCGGATATCGTTGATGATGTGAGTGATGGTGGCACAGATACATCTGCGGATGATCCGATGTCATACTTTGCCAAACTGGCAGCCGAAGGTTAATATTCTTACCTTCATTTGATCGGGTTGTGCCGTAATACACACGTGAGGGGCCATGGTTAGCCCCTCTTTTTTATTATCGCGGTCCGTAGAAAGGATCTTGGACTTGTCCGACAGTAGCATTCATGTTGTATGTACTACTGTTTTTGATAGAGTTATCTTGATTGCTTACACTGGTTCCACCACCACTACCTTGTGCTGATGAAAGCATATTTTTCACAATCATGGTTTCTACTACCGCTGATTTTATAAGAGACTGCCGTGTGCCTTCTGTCTTAGACATTTCACTATTACTTACTGCTGAACCTGAATCACCACCATTCATTATTCTACGTATTTTATCTATACCATGTGCCATGAGTTTAAATTTGGCAAAGTCAACGTTGTCTAAACCTGGACCAAAGTCACCTACTAACTCCCTATTTGGACCCAACAGGTACGATGCCCAGTTTTCTGTTTCATCATAAACTTTGCCACCTTTTATAACGTTGTCTACCAATGACATCATGCCGCCTATATCCATAAGCATGCCTGTAAGGTTTGCACTTGCTGCTTTAGTACTGATCCCACTTATACTTCCAAAACTTTCTCCTAACTTAGCCATAGCAAGACCAAATCTGTCCATAGAATCAAAGAGTGATTGATCTATGTTTTCCAAAGGTTTTATTGCATCTATCATCATCTGGATAGGGCCACCTTGGGACTCATTGCCATCGTCTCGCCCGGTTAACCAATTCCATCCACCGATTATCGCTTCCTTAGCACCACCAAAAACCTCCCCAACAGCACCCATAGTATCTACAGCAAAGAACGCTGCGATACCACCAGCTAAACTTTTAATACCAGCGCCAGCAGATATAGCATTAGTAAAGTCAACTCCAGCAATATGATCTATTCCCTCACCAAAGTTCTTTAAAAGTTTTTTGGTATTTGATCCATCTGCGCCAAGTATACCGCCACCCAAGGCAACAGCATCAATTGCTACAAGGAATGCCCCTATGGATGCACCAAGGGCAGGAATACCCGCAAATACCATTGCACCAGCACCGCCTGACGCAGCAGTAATAGCACCAAGTGTAGCACCAGCGCCAACCAAAACTGCTAAGGTTTTCATTGATGTTGGGCTTAATGAATCAATTGCTTCTCCAAAGTTACCTATAAGAGTTTTGATTTTACTACCATCCACTCCAAGAGCACTTGCGCCAGCCCCTACTCCAGCAAACACTGCCATAAATGCGCCAATAGAACCAGCAAGAGTACCAGCACCAAGGATAAAATTCTTTTTCATATTAGCACTTGATATAAGACCTAATGCACCGCCACTGCCAACCAGTGCAAGCAGTGTTGTAGCAGCACCGACTGATAATTGTCCGACACTATCAGAGAATCCTTTAAAAAGTCCCGCCGCGGCGCCAAAATCTACTCCAGCAGCCTCCGCTAATGTGGCACCACCTTCAATAATAGCCATGCCGCCCATGATTGCTATAATACCGCCACCTAGAGCAAATAGGCCTCTTGCTAATGATCTTGCTTTAAGTCTGGAATGACCAATTAATGCACCGCCGGCCATCAAAGCTCCCAAAGCTATAACAGCATCTTTGTCAAGTGCACCTATACTATCACTAAATCCAGTAAGAACTGTTTTAGTTGCGCCGAAGTCTAAATCTACTATATTGGCGGCGGTAGCGTATAATGCTTCACCAGCCAGTAAACCACCAAAGAAAGCGGTGATGCCAAAGCCCATAGCGCCTAAACCCTTAGCCGCATTTGCGCCGCCCGTAAACGCACTAAGAACTGCAGCGCCACCTAGTATTGCACCTAATGGTATTAGATCTTCTGCGGTCATTCCTTCAAATATACTAGTAAATCCTGTAACTACTTTTTTAGTATTCGCAAAATTTAAATCACCACCAAGTGCACTAAACCCAGCATATACTGCCTCACCTGCAAGTAGACCACCAAAGAAAGCACTAATAGCAAAGCCCATAGCACCAAGACCTTTAGCTCCCTTTACGCCACCTAGAGCAGATATTCCCATGATTCCACCAAGAACAATAAAGGCTTGTGGATCCATAGCTAAAATAATGTCAGAAAATCCTAAAGCAGCATTTTTTAGCCCATCGTAATTCATACCCAGAGTGCTCTGCATCCAGTCGAGACCGCCACTGCCTACAAGTAATCCGCCAAAGAAGGCTGGTATAGCAACACCCATTGCTGCGAGTCCAGCAGCACTTTTTAGCATACCAGCAGCCATTGCTCCTATGCCTGCTCCTATGCCTAGTGCTTTACCGCCACCCTCCGTTTTTTTAATAGTTGGAGACCCACTAATAAAAGCAGATTTAGTAGCTTTGTCTCTTTTTTCGTCAGATGATACTAACCCTTTCAGACCACTAACTCGATCTTTCTCTGGATTTGCCATATCATCTAGTAGATTATTATTTCTTTCCAGAATTTTAACTACATCATTTAGAGTTGCTTCTGCCATTAAATTAGCCTTTATTGGTTCTTATTCGTTCTTTTTCTACTTTCAAAAAATTCACTAGCAATGACAAATATATTTCTTTTTCCCAAGGTATCATATTTTCTATCTCAAATAATGAATAATTATGATGTTGCATTAAATTAAAATTAGTTTCATAATAGTTCATCAAGGATTCATGAGATAGACCTATGAGAAAAAACTTTGTAGCCCTCTGATCTCTCTATCATTCTCGTGACCACAATTTCCACATTTAAATTTAACATGTTCAGTCAGTGCCGGCATTTTATCGACATATTCTTTTATCATATTTAATTGAGCTGTATTCATAGAATCAACAAATGCATCAATCTCATCGTCTGAAACATCTCTTAAATCAATTCGTTCATCTTCTGTCATTACAGATTTTAGTGCAGCTCTTAATAGAGCAAACATATAGTCAACTTCCTTTAATTCACCTGCATTAGCCATAGTGTTTTGTAAATCTTTCCATGAAGGCCATTGCATTTCAATACTAATATTTTCATCTAATTTAATAATAGGATCTAAAGTTGGAACATCCATTTGCAATTGTTCAATGTTAACTTCATAGTCATTTGGTTCTTCACACTCACTACAATTAATTTTTATTTGAGCTGTTTCACCTACACTCTTTGCCCTAACTTTCATGAACAGAAACTCTACATCAAATGCAGTGAGCTTTTCTGTGTCAATATCTTGAACACAAGCACCAATGGTATCAACAATTGCTGCAAGCATTTCATTTGCGTTTTCAGATTCCATAGCAAGTAGAAGAACTTTTTCTTCCTTTACCAGAAATGGTCTAAACTTTTTTGTATCACCCGTTGATGGAATATTAATCTCATACTTGGGTACATCATTTAACTTAGGTAACATATTATATCCTCATGTTGTAAAATAATTAAAAGAGTCTGCCGATTGCTCCTCGGACGGCACCCTCCACTTTTGTCTTGACTGCACTGTTGATTTTATTTTCTATAATATCTCCAACTGTAGTCGGTATGTAAGTATTGTCTGGTCCTTCATTCGTATCATTATTTACCCAGTTTTTATACTGCAATTCAACAGTAAATTCAACTATCTGATCAGTCTGAGCATCACCCATCTGATATCCAGTAACTGAAGTGGGTAATGCTTTTATAAGTGTACATTCATATACACTAGGGTATTGTCTATCTGCTTGTGCTGTACGCAATATGTCTGAAATAATACCAAGACCACCAACAGGTAATGCACTCTCAACTTTTGCTAGTTGTGATATTTTTACATCTTTATGATATGTGTTTGCATATCCTACTTCGTGCGTTTTTTGGTTTATGATTAGGTTCTGCCAATATTCAAAATATTTTTTAACAGCAAAATCATTTACCATTCTAAAGGTAAGTGAGACAGGCGGAACCTCGTGATCAACACCAACAAACTGCTTCTCAGTACCTATCTCACGGGCTATTGTCTGTATCTGTCTCCCTGGAATCGATATACCAGAACATAGAGTAGAAAAATCTCTTGTGTTTACATTTGATCCTGGTAGCGGCGGCAACTCAATTTTATACAGAGTTGGGTTTACAAAACCTCCACGTCCAGATACGGTGCCTTTGAAATCATCAATTCTACCCATTTATTTTTTTCCTTGAATCTCTGTAGACATTGGCTCTTGAACTCTTGGCAAAATCTGCAATAGGAAGAAATGTAGCAATCTCCCATTCAGGTGCTTCAATTTGAGCAAATCTTGATCTGACGTGATCATTTAAATACATTTTATAACAAGCTTTAAAATATCTAAGTTTGGATGCTCTTTGAAGCATCTGATAATTTACTTTAAATTTAGTTGTTTCATCATATAATCTATTATTCATATTATCCATAAGACCATCAAGAAATTTGGCTCTTAACATTGGAGGTAGATAATGTAAATTAAGTCCATGGAAACCGCCTGGTACTTTATCAACCAAAATAATAAGTGGAAACCTATCATAATAAGGTAGTGTTTTCTTATGTTTTGGATCGTAGTAAAACATTGCCATAGTACCTGGTCCTATACGGGACTCCAGATTAACCTGATTGTCTTTCATAAGAGATTCAGCAGAAGGTTTACGCATATTAGCCATACGTTTTCTAAACCACGTCTGGGACTCTTTTGTCCTCAACGTAATACCTTTACGAAATGCTTCCATTTCTAGTTTATTAAAAAGGTTGCTCATTTATTTGTCCTAGTATCCAATAGTGTTATTTATATCACTTTTTAGGACTTTTCTTTCTCTTATATGGCTTTAAGGGTTTTGTGGATTTTGGTTTAATACCCATGGACTCTAAAGTATTCTCTGTCCATATTACAAATTCCCAATTACGGTCTTTTGCAAACCTTTGTGCTGCTTTCCATTTATTAAGATTTTTTACATACGTCAAACCCTCGTTGATATATCTACGAGTTTTCTTTCCGGGATATGTAGGGGCTTTTGTTTCTTTGTCTGGCTTTATCTCAATAAGTACTGTTTTTCCTGATTTATATGTAACCTTTAAATCAACAAAGTACCTATGATATTTTTTATCAACATCATAGAAGTATGGTACAACTACTTCCTCAGAACTCCATGTCTTGATTTCAGAGTTTTCATCACACCACTTGAAACACCATTTTTCCCACATGCTTCTATAAATAACTTTGGTATGATCACCTTGGTACTTTTTGGGGTTTTTAACAGTATATTTGCCAGAATAAGCCATGATTTCCAATATAAATAACATCAACGATACAACTTATTTATAAGGTATGAAATGGCGAACACTCTCAGATATCCAAATGACGATCCTGGTGATTATAAAGGCACTATTGTATTTAAAGTTGTTGATGAAGAAGCCGTAAAGGAAGCAGCTCAATCAAAAATTGAAGCAGGTATTGCAAAAGCAAAGGCATCTGCGGAAAGTTCTAAAAGAGTACAACACGAATTAGCGCAGAATAAAGGCTATGGTGATGGTCAAGTAGATCCTAGGCTAAGTAGCGCAGCATCACTTGCTGTAGCAAGAAAACAGCAAGAAGCATTCGGTACTGTTCCTCCAAGAAACCAAACAGCGCAAGCTACTAGTATTGCAAGTGACACAAACTTGCCAACAAAGAACTCTAGTGTATGTCCTTATATAAGTTTATATCTTCCTACAGCATTTCAATTACAAGATGCAGTACAGTTTGAAAACTTTGATCTTGGTCTTATTGGTGCTGGTATTGAAAAAGGCTTGCAAGACGGAGCATCAGTAGGTGCCGCT